TCTGTATCAAGAGTGGCAAGGCATGAAGGACCGTTGCTTCAACAAGAACAACGCGAGATGGGAACGCTACGGCGGCAGGGGCATAACGGTCTGCGAGGAATGGAGAAACGACTTCCAGAGCTTCTGCGACTGGGCCACGGCTAACGGATACCGCGATGACCTGACCCTAGACCGCATCGACAATGACGGGAACTACTGCCCAGAGAATTGCAGGTGGGTCACCCAGAAGCAGCAGAGCAGGAACAGGCGGACCAACATCGACGTGACCATAGGTAACTCCACTAGAACCCTCATGGAATGGTGCGAGATTTTCGGGCTTGAGTACAAGACCGTATACGCGAGGTACAAGAGGAACGGAGACTGTACGCTCGAAGGGCTTTTCAACGCCTAGGAAAAACTTCCTAGGTTCAAGAAATTCCCGCATGCATTCGCCCAAAGTTGTGCTATAGTATATACAGCGGGGAGGACAGGCCACCCCACGTTCTAGGGAGCACGAGATGACCAAGCAGTTCGAGACTGGCAAGACCTATATCATCTACGACGAGCGCAGCAGCGCACACTTCCGCGCCACCGTCACCAAGCGCACCAAGTGCCGCGTGACTTTCGAGCTTTCCGACACGGGCCGCAACTGGTGCAAGACTGCGAGCGTCACCCTCAGTGTCAAGAATGCCAATATGGTCGATGCAGACGGCAATGCCATCGAGATGGTGGCTGGAAAGGCTAAGGCCGACCACTGCGCAAAGGTGACGCGCGACCTGTTCGCGCTGACCGACAGTGAGCGTTAGGAGGTGATTCGTTGGCTACCAACTACCAAAGGGGAGCAGACTTCGAGCGGAGGGTGGTGAAAGACCTAGAGCGATTCGGGTACGTCACCGTCCGTTCGGCAGGCTCTCACAAGCCCGCAGACGTGGTGGCGATGCTTGATGGCCAGACGTTCGTCATACAGTGCAAGCGTGACGGGGTTCTCAGGCCCGACGAATGGAACAAGTTCTGGGAGTGGGCAAAGGTGGCGGGAGCTACGCCGATTCTCGCAAGCAAGGGGCCGATGGGAAGTGGTATAATCTATCACAGATTGTTCAGCAGAAAGGACGGCAGGGGCCGTCAGCCGGTGGCGTATTGGACGCCTCAGAGAGAAAGGGATAACGAATGAAGTTTCGTGACCTCAAGGCAGAGGAAATCGAAGTCAGGGTCAGCAGGGTCACCAACGCGGGCGTGGAGTTGCTTCTATATAAGGACTCTCGATGTGACATGAGAATCCTTGACGAGACGTTCGGCGTGGAAAACTGGCAGAACCGATTCTATGAGTGCAAGGGCACGTTGTTCTGCGAGGTCAGCTTCCTAGTGGAGCGTTCCGATGGACTCTGTGAGTGGATAAGCAAGTCCAACGCTGGCTCACCGTCGAACATGGAGGCGGTGAAGGGTGAGGCGAGCGATGCACTTAAAAGGTCGTGCTTCACGCTTGGCATCGGTCGCGAGCTTTACACGGCACCACGAATCTTCGTCTATGCAGACAAGTGCAAGGAAATCAAGACGGGCAAGAACGGCAAGCCTCAGTGCTTCGACCGATTCCATGTCGAGAAGATTCGCATCGAGAACGGCCAGATAACGGGCCTGAGCATCTGGAACGACAGCACCAGCCATCGGTGCTTCACTTGGGTAAAGGAGGGCTAATGGACAACAACTTCGTCAGGTTGGCTGGCACCGTCAAGCGTGCAGCCGAGGCTGGTTCGGGCGTGCTTGACTTCGCGCTTGAGGTCATCAACGATAAGGGCCGCATGGACATCTTCGACTGTCGGCTGACCTCCCAGAGCGACGCATACGACCAGCTTGAGGGCTTCGTGAACGAGGGCGAGCCAATCGAAGTCATCGGACATCTTGGTAAGCGCACCACGACCGATGGAGTCCGCATCTGCGGGGTCTGGGTCGACGTGCGCAACACCACGACGTTCATCTTCGTCGACAAGGTAGTTACGGAGGACTAGCAATGGGAATCAATCGTTGTAATCTGAGCGGCAACATCGGCCGCGAGCCTGAGCTGCGACAGACCCAAGGCGGGACGCAGGTCTTGACCTTCTCGCTGGCCGTGTCGGACCGAAAGCGCAATCCGCAGAGCGGTGAGTGGGAGGAAGTGACCAACTGGATTCCCTGCGTCGTGTTCGGCAACCGCGCCGAGTCCCTGAGCCGATTCCTAGCCAGAGGGATGAAGTGCGCAGTCGAGGGCAAGCTCCGTCAATCGTCTTACAAGGACAAGAGCGGCCAGAACCGCTCCAAGATTGAGGTCATCGTCGACGAGGTGGAGTTCCTAAGCGGTTCTAAGGCCCAGAATCAGCCGCAACAGCAGCAGCCGAACAACTACACCAACCAGTACCAGAACGCGGCAAATACGGGCGCTCAGGCGTCTCAGAGCGACTATTACTCGGAAGATTGTCCCTTTTGATGCCGTGGACATGGTCAGGTCCGTGTTCGGAGAGGTGAGGGTGACGCATGGCTGACTACGACCTCTGGTCCGAGATACAGTCCAAAACAAAGCAGCTTGACTACAGCGTGAGGGAGCTGCGCAAGAGCGGCACAGCATACGCCGAGGCAGAGCGTATTTATAAAATCAAACTCCGAGAGACGGCGCTTCGGCTGCGCTCGCAGGACATGGCCGTGGGCATGATAAGCATGACCGTCTACGGTGTGCCAGAGGTTGCCGAACTTCGCTTCAAGCGAGATTGCTGTGAGGCCTTATACCGCGCCAACCTAGAGGCAATACAGGCAATTAAGTTAGAGGTCAGGATAATTAACGAACAGTTGACGCGCGAGCTTGGCCGTCCTGGACTGGGAACGGGAGATATGTAGTATAATCATTCTTGCGGGTGGTAGCCGCGATAACCTATAATGTGTACTCACGGCCCGTGTTGTCTGCTACCACCAGACGCACGGGCCGTAGTGGTTAGGTGGTAGCTGACCATGAAGGAAGTTTGGAAGCCCATAGATGGCTACGAGGGTCTTTACGAGATAAGCAACCTCGGAAGGGTAAGAAGCCTAGAGTTTAGAAACGGTGTTGTAAGTCAAAGGAGAGTCCGACAACTTACACCGACAGACAACGGACATGGATACAAAATCATCGGGCTTAGATGTAACGGGAAAAAGAAGAACCATTATGTGCACAGGCTGGTAGCTCAAGCGTTTGTTCCAAACCCGAACAATCTGCCAGTTATCGACCACATAGACCATGACAGGGCAAACAACTCAGCAACCAACTTGCGTTGGATAACACAAGGTGACAATGTTAGATATTCGAGAAGCCTCATGTGCAAGCCACGACAGAAGCCAATGACGAACACTGGAGAGCGATACATATCAAGACAGAAGAAAGATGGCATGTACCGACTAACAATAGGTAGAAAGCAAATCGGAGTGTATGACACGATTGAAGAGGCAGTGGAGGTGAGAAATGAAATCCTCAAAGAAGCCTAGCCTATACGGAGATACCCGCGAGTGCTTCATCTGCAAGAGTCCGTATGTTGAGTGCCACCACATCTACCCATCGTCTCGAAGACCCATCAGCGACCGCGAGGGCTGCACAGTTTGGTTGTGCCACGAACATCACCAAGGACACACAGGAGTTCACAACAACCATGAACTGCAAGAGTTCTTCAGAGCAGACTGCCAGCGCCGCTGGGAAGAGCGGGAGGGCATAGACGAGCCGAATCATGAGAGCTTCATTCGACTCATGGGCCGTAATTACTTATAGGGAGGGAACCATGGCACAGCGAATGACCAAGACCGAGGCCGTCCTTCGGTGGCTACAGTCCAACGCGAGCATCAGCAGCATGGAGGCCATCAAGGAGTTCGGCGCGACCCGTCTCAGCGCCATCATCTTCAACCTGCGCAAGAAGGGCTACAACATCGAGACGGTGACCTGCGAGGGCACTGACCGATTCGGGAACAAGGTGCAGTTCGCCCGCTACTATCTCAGGGATTCCCCCGTTGACAGTGGAGGGAAAGTGCTATAATAGCAAACACGATGGGTCCAGCATCGTTTACGTGCTATAGTGATACTCACACCCGCTTAGGCTGCTGGACCCAGCTTAGGCGGGTGTAGTGTTTTGGAGGCACTTGTGGGAAACGGAACGGTACATAGGTCAAGCTCCTATTGGGAGATGGGGCTGGAAGCCCTAGACTTCAAGAATTACGTGGCGGTCAACTACACGCTCATAAGGAAGTACGGGCTTCATGCGGCTGTCCTCATAGGCGAGCTTGCATCAGAGGCAAGATACTACAAGCGCAATAGCAAGTTGAGTGATGGGTGGTTTTTCTCGACCGTCGAGAACGTCGAGGAACACACAGGACTCAATGCGTATTACCAGAGGGAAGCCCTCAAGACATTGCAGGATATAGGCTTCCTTGAAATCAAGTACAGCGGGCTTCCGCGCAAGAGGTATTTCAGGATTGACGCCATGCGAGTCATCGAGGAAATGAGCGCGAATGAAGAAATCGCAGGTCAGGAACAGTGCTCAACACAGTTAACGACTAGTGATGCAATCAGTGAACCACTAGTGGCTGGCACAGTTGACGATAACAACTGTAATGAACAACCAAAACAAACAACTAAGAAGAAAGAAAGAAAGAAGCCTGCCGAGACGTACGACTCTATCATTGACGGATTCACGGAGGACGAGCCGCTGCGCGACGCACTGCGCGAGTTCCTGCGATATAAGGTTGCGACAGCAAAGAGGAAGAAGTCGGAGTTCACCAACTATGCCCTAAAGCAGAACCTCGGGAAACTTCGGAACCTAGCAGACAATCCGCGTGACATGCTTGCGATAGTCAACCAGACATTGGAGCGTGGCTGGTCTGGCTTCTTTCCGCTCAAGGACGATTCGAGGCAGACCAGCAGACGCACACAGTACACCGAACAGCAGAACGCGGAGTTTGACGAGTACGCATGGAACCCCGACCAGATTGAGAGCGTGTAGGAATGAAGTCAATGGAGGAGATTTACGCGGCCAACACCATGACCTACGAAGAGCTGGCGTCATACGGCATCTTCGTAAGCGCATCACCCGTGCATTGGGTGGAATTGGGACCGGAGAGCGATGAAGTGATGGAAGAACGTAAGGAGCGCCAGCTGCTGCAACGCATGAGGGACGCAGGAGTTCCGGAACGATTCATCGACGCAGAACCTGACACATCACATGACCTTACTCGTGGGAACGGAGTCATCCTATTCGGGAAGCAGGGAAGCGGCAAGACCACAAGAGCCGCAGGAATCATCAAGGGATGGCTCATGTCAAACAACGGAAAGGCGCGGTTCGTCACGAGCGCCGATTTACTGACTGAGATAGGCGCGACATACTCAGGCGAAGCAACCGAACTGTCAGTCATCAACAAGTACGGGAGATGCGGCCTTCTGGTGATAGACGATTTGGGCAAGGAGAACCCGACAGACCAGACTCTCACGAAGCTTTGGCAGGTCATCGATACGAGGTATGGTGCGCTGCTGCCGACAGTCATAACCACCCAGCATGACCTCGCCGAGCTGGTGAGGGAGCTTGGGCGGAAGGGGAGGGTCGAGACGGCCAAGGCCATAGCGTCTAGGCTCTATGAGACATGCAAGCCTGTCAACACTGGCAATGTTGACTATCGCAGAAAAAACTAGAAATTCTCGTTACCCTCCCGTTTGTAATGTGCTATAGTATCAATAGCGGGAGGGGAGAGGCCCCACCCAGTCAGAAGGGAGCACACAATGGCCAGCATGACCAACGCACAGATTCAGGCGGCACAGCCTGAGCGCTTCGACAAGCTCATCGAGCTTGGGTGGGGAAACGACATCGAGAGCATCTTCTTCATGCTCGGAGGCAACAACGGCAACATGGCCGAGGTGCTTGACTACATCATCAGCCTCGGCAAGCAGGTTCGCTACTAATCAAGGAGGGGTAGAAATGACCACCAGCTTCATCCAGACCAGCATCAAGTCCTACCAGATGCGCAGGGACAGCGCAGACACCCGCGCCCGCAAGGCCATCGACCGCCACGAGTATACGCTCGCCGCGATGGCCGTGGCCGAGGCCGCTGGGTACCAGTCTGCAATCAACGAGCTGGAGTTCCTGCTTGAGAGCAAGGAAGTGGAGGCCTAGACATGGTGCCGTACAACTCGGAAATGGACGCCCTACAGCGCGACGGTATGCCCGAAGAGGAAGAGCCTGAAACCGGGGCTTGCTGGAACTGCGCCCATGCGGTGGAGGTCATCATCGGCGGCAAGTGCCACCTCATCTGCGTTCAGGAGCGCGATGACCGCAGCGGGGGCCAGTGCGGTGACGTCCACGAGTGCGACGATGGGCTGAGGGAATGCGAGCATTGGATGTGCTATGAGTAGCACGTGGACGGAGATTCAGGACGGCATCATCATCGAGTGCTGGCCGAAGTTCGGGCCTGAGTGGGGCGGGTGGCAGGAGGTTCTTCCCATGCGCTCCACCAGCGCCATCGCCAAGAGGGCGCATCAGCTCGGGGTTGACTACGATAGGCCAAGTAAGGCACGTGGGTCATACGAGAGGCGCAGCGACAAGCCAATCGCCATGCCGCCAGACCCATACGAGAACGTTGTGATGGACATGCTTCACAGCGGCATGACGCCGCCTGAGATAGACAGGCACATGGGCTTCCCCATGGGAGCCGCAAGGCTTATCATCAGCAACAGATGGCTGAGGGACAAGGAGAAGAATGAGCGGAAAAGAAGTGCTCGAAGGGGTGCTTAGCGTAGGGTTGGGCCTGTTGGCAGCAGCGGCCATGGTTGGCGGCATAGCCTCGGTCACGACGTGGGCTGTGCTGTCGGTCGAGGATGCCGTCCTCACGGTGAGTGGCGTAATCGAGAGGGTCAGGCATGAAGGGAAAGACTAGGCTTGGAAGGGGCCTCTACATGGCGTTCGCCGAGACGAGCATGCCAAGCATGAGGGAGTTCTGCGACTTCGCGAACATCAGCTACAGCCGTATGCAGACCCTCATCCAAGCAGAGGAGGAGCCGACCCTGATAAGGTTCCTGCGGGCTGTCAAGCGTGCCAGCGGCAAGAGCTGGGACGAGATACTAGGGAGGTAGACATTGGAAATCAAGGTCAAGCTGGACGAGGGCGCATTCAGGCCCGAAAGGGCGCACGACACGGATGCTGGTGCCGACATCAGGACGCCGAAGGGCATCGTGGTCAGCGCCCATCGCTCCGCAACCATCCATACGGGCGTCCATGTGCAGCTACCGCCGAACACGGTTGGGATGCTCAAGAGCAAGAGCGGACTCAACATCAACCACGGCATCATTTCCGAAGGCGTCATTGATGAGGGCTTCAGCGGCGAGATTGTTGTCAAGCTGTACAACCTATCCGATACGCCGCACACCTTCCAGCGCGGGGACAAGATTACGCAGCTTGTGGTGATGCCTGTGCACTATCCAGAGTACGAGGAAGCATACGAGATTCAGGGCGGCGCTCGTGGCTCCGCTGGGTATGGCAGCACTGGTCGATAGCGACTCTGGGCCATCTTCGGGTGGCCCAAATTTTTTTGAAATTCCCGTACTAGTTGCGCCCGTGATGTGCTATAGTATCCATCAGCGGGAAGGCAAAGGGCCGACCCAAGGAGCAAGGGAGCACATCATGTGGCAGAACTTCGAGACCTTGAACGACCTCATCGAGTACCTTCAGGAGCTGGCAGAGCAGGAGACGGCAGACGGCAAGAGCATCGGGGAGCTTCCGGTCGCAATCGCCCACCAGCAGAACTGGCCTCTGGCGGAGAGGGTCGCAGCCGTGACCGTGGCCGACCGTGACGGAATGAAGGTATGGCTGGCGGCAAGCCCGTCCAGTGACCTTGACTATGCCCCGCGCGACGCTTGGGAGGGCGGCATCGAGGGCATCGACTGGGAGAGCGAGGAATGGTAATGGCAATCAGAAAGGTCATTGTCAACTACACCGAACGCAACTACTTCAACGACTACGACGAGCTGCGTTCCGACGAGATGATTGGTGTCGATGCCGACAAGGTTTCGAGGGCCATAGACAAGCTCGTGAGGCGTTATCGCAGCAAACAAGAGTGCGACTGCATGTTCGTCAAGAATGACGATGACACAGGCTGGCGTCTCATGTACGGCTACGACGAAAGGCACTTCGACCCAAAGACCAGCAGGAGAACTCTGAGGCTCAGGCACTACACGGTGTACAGCGCAGACAGTTGGAATACCGAGGAGACGGTCAGCGTGGCAAGGGCAAAAGAGTGCATATTGGGAGGGGAGCAGTAATGAGCACACGAAGCGCGACAATCATCAGACAGTCCACCTATTGGGGTGAGCATCCAGACACCGAAGAGCTTATGAGGTTCTATCGTCACTGCGACGGGTATCCCGAGGGTCACGGCATCGACATGGCCGAGGCAATCGTGGAGGCCGATGGTATGGGAATTGACACCCGCGCATGGTGCCAGCCGTTCTTGGCAAAGTTCCTCGGCAAGCCATGCACGGTCGAGTTCGAGCCGTTCGGGTGCCAGCACGGAGACCTCGAATACCTCTACGTTGTGGAGGGCATCGTAGACCATCGTTGGGGAGCCACGCATGACGGCAAGTTGCCAGTAACTATCAGCGTCTACGGAACCGGATGGGATGAGGATTACAGCGTGGTGATGGAGCGCACTCCGATATTCAGCGGCACGGCATATGAGTACATCGAGAAGTTCGGAAAGGAGCAGTAATGGCAGCAGCAACCTTCAAGTGTGAGTTCCCAAGGCGTCAGGCGATGCTCACAATCAGGGAGCCGCACTACAAGGGAAATGGCATTATCGACTATGAAGAGGTTGCTCGCGTCCCTGTGTTTGTTTGGCCCATGCCAACGTCGGAAGGTCTGTTCGTTGTCGAGCATCAGGACGGAACGGTGCAGAGGGTGCATCCAGATTCTTTGACCTTCCTCGGCAGCAAGGAGCTTTTCGACCAGTACAGTTGGGAGGAAGCATGAGCGAACTCGAACCTACTATTACCGAACTCGAACCTACCGCCACCGAGCGCCTGCGGGCGCTGCTGGACGAGCGCGGGGTGGAGTACCGCTGGGACAACGGCACGGCCACATGGTACGTGGATGGCGTGATGTACAACGCATGGGGACGCGATAACGAGCGGCTGACAATGAGTGTATGCCACCTCACCCCCGAGCAGGCCATAGCCGCCACGCTGGGTTCGTGCAACTGTTCGAGCAGTGAACGAACGAGCGACATTGACGCGACAGGAGAGCGACAGCGTGACGCGGTGGAGGTCGTGCGATGCAGGGACTGCGCATGCTTCTCCGTAGACGACAGCGACCACGACTATCGCACTGGCTGGTGGTGCAAGCGATGGTACACCGACATGGTCATGCCTGACGGCTTCTGCGCGTGGGCATCGAGGAAGGAGAGCGAATGAGTAAAGAAGTTCCCGTGCTCAACGCGAGCAAGGCACCTGACGGCGAGTTTTACGTCATGGAGTGCACGCTTACGGTCGAGCACATCGAGACGCTCGGCGAAGCGACCACGGAGAACAGGGTCGAGCTGAACGGCTACCTGAGCAAGGAGATACTGGAAGCCGTTCTGGGCCTAACGGCGAAGGTGGTGGGCGAATGAGCATCACCGACGAGCTGAGGGAAGCAGCAGCAGAGCTTGAGGTCAGGTACACCCACAACGACCACGACTTTACCGACTTATTCTACCCGCACCCTTCGAGGCGCGAGTTTCTCGCCATCGCCGACCGCATAGACGCGGAGCACGAGGCTGCATGCGCCGAGGCATACGGCAACGGCGTCATGTCGGTGCCCATCGCTCTTGACGAGAGCCAGTGGGTAAAGCTACCCGTGGACGCCGACGGCGTGCCGTTCCGCATCGGTGACAAGGTGGACAGCGACCACTACGAGGACGGCACGGTCATCGGCATCCAGTACGGGCTGGCTGCAAACGGGGCCATAAGGGAGCTGGTGGCCGTGCGGCCCCACGGCTGGGACACGGCTACTTGGCACGACCCCGAGGAATACGCACACCACCACGCCCCGACCGTCGAGGACGTGCTGCGGGAGTTCGGCAAGGGCTGGCATGAGCAAATGAGCGGGCCAGAGACGTTCGACATTGCCGATTACGTCGAGCGATACGCCGCCAAGCTCCGTCTGGCGGGTGATGCGGAATGACCCCGACAGACAAGCTGCTGTGGCTCATAGCGCTCATCGCGTGCCCGTTCGTCGTGCTCGCGATGCCGGAAGAAGATGATGCCGAATGACCGCCACAGAGGCGCTAGAGCGCCGCATAGACGAGCTGTGCTGCGAGAACGAGCAGCTGCGGCAGGAGAACCAAAGCATCGGCATGGCTGCATACGAGCTGGGCCGAGCGAGCCTTGCCGACGAGAACGCCAAGCTGCGGGAGCTGGTGCGCACTATGGCCTACTGCATGCAGTACGAGCGCGATTGTGACGGGTGCAGGCTCAACGGCGCGGATGGCGCGGTCATGGAGCCTGCGCGCTGCGACGGAATGCGCGACCGCATGTGCGAGCTGGGAATCGAGGTTGAGCCATGAGCTACAGATTAATCGACGCGAACGCCATCGCCTCGCGGCATCCGGAGGTCAATGACATGCCGTGCATATACGCTGACCTTGACAAGGGGTTGGACGGGTGTCATTACGACCTGCGCGGTGCCAACACGCTACAGGCCGAGAACGTGGCGCTGCGGGAGCTGATGCGGCATCTGCGTGAGTGCACGCGCCACAACGTCTGCGTGGCATGTGAGTACGCCGACGATGCGTGCGACTTCGACTACGACATGCGCGAGCTGGGAGTGGAGGTAGACTAGATGGCATTTGAGAGCTGGGATGAAGCGATGCTTTGGCATGGCTCCCTGATTGGCTACATGGCTGGCGTGAAAAGCGCGTGCAATGACGAGGACAAGTCGAGCCTGCTTCTGAGAATGGCAGACACGCAGGCAAAGCTGGAGTTAATGGAGTCAGAGAACGCGAGGCTGCGGGAGCTGGTGCGGTATGCGTATGAGTGCGCCATTCACAGTGACCACGCAACCTGTGACGATTGCAGGCGAATGAACGGCTACTGCATCCTAGAGCAGCGCATGCGCGAGCTGGGAGTGGAGGTGGACGAATGAGCGACATGTTCTCCTACGGCAAACTGTCCGTGGACGCTGATGGCGTGCCGATTCGCGTTGGTCGTTCGAAGGGAGGACGCATGACGCACGAGGAGCGGGTGAGACACCACATGTACGAGACGTGCGAGGGCATCGCCGAGCAGAGCGAGCGCATCGCAAGCCTGGAGGAGCTGGTGCGGGACATGTGGGCTTACATTACCGAGCCAGTCGGTAAGCGAAACAACCTGAAAGAGCGACTTGCAAGGTTTGATGACATTGCCGACCGCATGCGCGAGCTGGGAATCGAGGTGACCCCATGAGCATGATTAGCGCCCAGTGCGACCAGTTGCGGGAGCGAGCCAAGGAGCTGTGCAGCCTTGCGCCTGACCCCGCCGTTCCATACCTCGTGCCGTCCACCAAGGAGACGATGGCGCTGGCGATGCGTAGCGCCGCTAGCGAGATGGAGGATGCTGCCGACACCATCATGTCGCTGCGGGACAGAGCGCAGGAGCTACAGGCCGAGAACGCCAAGCTGCGCGGTGCACGCGACGTGTGGCAGGATAACGACGTCAAGCTGCGGGAGCTGGTGCGGGACATATACGAAAGCGCCTACTACGAGTATCCATCCTATTTTGAGTCGAAGTTCGCTGGTCGTATGCGTGCGCTGGGAATCGAGGTGGACTAATGGCTAACGGCAGGATGTGGACAACGGACGAGGTTCGCATCATGAAGGCCATGTACGAGAAGCATGGCAGCGACTTCGCCTCTTGGGAGATGAAGCTTGACCGGACCGACAACGCAATCAGGGTGCAGGCACGCAGGATGGGCCTGAGCAGGCCCAAGACGCACACGGGAATGACCACGAGGCAGAGGGACAGGCTCCTGAAGGGCTTCCGAGTGCTCTGCGACAAGGTTGGGTGCAATGCGCACGCCGGGATGGTGGAGCTGTGCCGAATGTCGGAGAGGGGGATGCTGTGATAACGAACGACCTCAACCTTCCGCAGCCGTTCGTTGATGCAGCCACAAGCGACCACCAATACACTCCAAGGAGGTACAGCGTCACCGAGGTACTTGGCGGGACGTGTGAGGCGGTTCTAAAGAGAAGACACCAATCAGAGGTCACGGAAGACGTTTCTTCTATGTTGTGGGCAATCCTAGGCACAGCCGTCCACAAGGTCCTAGAATCGGCTCAGAGCGGCCCAGAGCAGCATCAGGAGCAGTGGTTGTGCGTGCCTATCGACGTTGACGGGAAGACCTACTCACTATCAGGCATCTTCGACCTCTATGACGAAGCCACCGGAACGGTGACCGATTGGAAGGTCACGAGCGTCTGGCAGGTCATGTTCGGTGACTACGAGAAGTGGAAGCTGCAAACCTTGGCATACTGCTGGATGCTTCGCCAGAAGGGCTACGAGGCCCATAGGGGTCAGATAGTTGCCATGCTCCGAGACCATCAGCAGAGGAAGGCCAAGACCGAGAGCGGCTACCCGCCTCACCCGGTGCATGTCATCGAGTGGGACTTCACTGAGGATGACTTCGCTCAAATCGAGCATGAGGTGATGTGGTGGTTCAAGGCCGTGGCGGTTGCCGAGACCGTATCCGACGAACATCTCAACCCGTGCAGCCATGAGAAGCGCTGGCACAAGCCTGACAAGTGGGCGGTGATGCGTAGGGGCCAGAAGAAGGCGGTCAAGCTGTTTGACAGTGAGGACAAGGCCCTTGAACATATGGACTGGCTTGCGAACCAGCCGAGCAACAAGGGGCGTGGCCTCTACGTCGAGTACAGGGAGGGCGAGGACACACGGTGCCAGTCCTATTGCAGCGTCTCGCAGTTCTGCCCATACTGGAGAAAAAATTCTCAAGATTCCAAAAATTCTCACTAGCGTTGCCTTGAAAATGTGCTATATTATAGACAGCGGGAGGGGAGAGGCCCCAACCACGTTCTAGGGAGCACAGAGAAGGGAGCGCGAAATGACCAAGAATGGCAAGCTCAGCAAGCGCGACATGGACACGCTGAACAAGGCGTGGGCCATCCTGAGCAAGTGGACCGAGAAGGCAGAAGACAGCGACGAGGTTGACGGGTATCTGTACGACGTGGCGATGAACGCGGTCTGCGGCCTGTGCGAGTTCGTCACCAACTACGAAGGGGAGTAGACATGGAAGCAGCGGAGGCAAGGCGTCTGGAGAGGGCGCTGAGAAGGGCTGAGAGGGCCAAAATCGCCGAGCAGGAGCGGAGGCAGGCCATCTGCTCGGTTTTGGAGCACATTGGGGCGTTCCTGCTCTTCTGTGGGTTCATGTGGGCCGCGTGCTACTGGGCGGCGTGTTGATTAGTCAAGATACCACACAGCTCTATTCGCCAGACTGCTCCACCTGCGCACATCGGGTGGAGCGTCACCTTATAGCGTATAATGTGCTATACTACCCAACACCAGAGAGAAAGAGGGAGGATGCCAGTCTCAGACGCACAGAAGAGGGCCAAAAAGGCCTACGATAAGAAGACTCGGCAGGTAGTCACCAGATGGCGCATAGAGAAGGACGCGCTCGTACTTGCCAAGCTGGACTCCGTGCCCGAAAAGACGCAGTACATCAGGGAGCTAATCCTGAAAGATGTGGAAGAGCATGGAATCTGACGTTGTGGTACAATATGCCATGACGTTGGTTACAGCATCGTCTCACATAGATGATTTACTTTGGTAAACCCCCGCTGGGTAGCTGTAACCTACTCGGCGGGTGTTTTCATTAGGAGCAGAGATGCAACTGAAAGTCGATGAAGAGTTCAAGGCGCTCATACCGCCGCTGTCAGGCGAAGAACGTGCGGGCTTGGAGAAGTCCATCATCGAAGAGGGATGCCGCGACTCCATAGTGACGTGGCAAGGCGTCATAGTTGACGGCCACAACCGATACGAGATATGCACGGCGCACGGGATACCGTTCAACGTCATAGAGAAGGACTTCGCAGACCGCGACGAAGCGCATGACTGGATTATCGACAACCAGTGCTCAAGGCGAAACATCAGCGACGCGCTGCGCATCAGCCTACAGCTCAAGAAGTCGAGCTATCGCATTGAGCAGGCAAAGAGACAGCATGCGCAGGCAGTGGCAAACTCCAACAAGAGGCGCGCAGACCCATCATTTCAGAATTCAGAAATAATGAAGCCGACACCGAAGATAAACGTCACGCGCGAGATAGCCGAAAGTATTGGAGTATCGACCGATACCGTCTCACGCGTTCGCCAAATAGAGCAGCACGCGACGCCAGAGGTTAAAGAAGCCGTGTTGGCTGGTACCATGAGCATCAACGAAGGGTACAAGCGCGTAAGGGCTGAGAAAAAGAAGCAGGAGCGCGAGAAGGCCATCGAAGAAGCGCACACCGCTGGCAAGGAGAGCAGGAGCATCGACCTTTACGACCCGCCCTGCAAGTACCGCGTCATCTATGCCGACCCGCCTTGGAGCTATAACGACAAACAGAACACGGGGACACTCGGAGGTGCTGAGAAGCATTACGACACCATGCCGCTAGAGGACATATGCGCGTTGCCTGTCCCATCAACCGACGAAGCGGTTCTGTTCATGTGGGTGACTTCACCCATGCTCGAAGATTCGTTCAAGGTCATAAACGCATGGGGTTTCAAGTACAAGAGCAGCTTCGTGTGGGACAAAGTCTTGCACAACATGGGGCATTACAACAGCGTGCGGCATGAATTCCTGTTAATAGCTACTAAGGGGAGCTGCACCCCAGACGTTCAAAGACTTCACGACAGCGTTGTAAGCATCAAACGCGAAGAGCACAGCCGAAAGCCCGAGGAGTTCCGCGACATCATAGACGAGATATACCCCATCGGAGACCGATTGGAGATGTTCGCACGCACCGCGCCAGAAGGGTGGGACGTATGGGGCAACATGGTATGACGCCCTACTACAGCGAGAAGCTGGGCAAGGGCATGGAGTATCAGGACTTCCTCATAAAGCCGCTGATACAGCACGGGCTTGTGTTCCAGCAGTACGCATCGAAGCGGTACCAGCAGGAGAAGGGCGAGAGCTTCAACGGCATCGAAGTCAAGTACGACATGCGGATGGCCGAGACGGGCAACGCCTATATCGAAGTGGCAGAGAAGTCAAACCCGAACAATGCCGAGTACATCAAGAGCGGCATATTCAGGGACGATAACACCATCCTCTACGTCATAGGCGACTACCGCTACTGCTACGTTCTGTCAAAGTCCCACCTGCGAAACATCGTCAAAAGCTCGCCCGAATACCAAAAGGCGAAAGGCATCCGCAAGGTTCAGACGCCGACATCGATAGGTTACCTGTTCCCAGAGCCATTCCTCGACGTGTGGTGCGTGACGAAGATAGACCTGAGCGGCTATCAATAGGTATGCTATTTCGCAGGCTGAGGGCAACGTTCGACTTCATCACGGGCGATGTGCAGACGGACTTCGGATACGGGGAGTAGACATGGAAGACACGCGGAACAACACGCTTGGGCAGCTCAACATCGAGCTTTTCGCACAGCTCCACAGGCTCCGTGAGGTAGATGTGAGCGACGAGGCGGCTCTGAAGGCAGAGATTGAGCGCTCCAAGGCTGTTGAGGGCATATCACACAACATCATCGACAACGCCAAGGTAATCATGGATGCCACGAAGATGAGGTCCACGTTCTCGCAGCAGACCACGGTGCCGAGGATGCTTGAGGGGTAGAGATGACGCCGAGGATGCCGAAGCCGCTACCGAGCAAGGATGGCGTGGACGTGCTCGGCTGGTACGACCACCTTGTCGACAAGGAGCTCTCGATTAACACTATCGCGAACTACATGTGCACCATGCGGCAGTTCCTCGAATCGTACGACGAGGTCACCAAGGCGAACGTCATGGACTACAAGAGGCGGTTGATTGAAGGCGGCAAGGCCGTGAAGACTATCAACAACCGCATAATCGCGATGAACCAGTACGCCAAGTATGCGGGGATTCCGTGCGACGTGAAGACCCTCAGGCAGCAGAAGGCGTACTCGCTCGAGAACGTGATAACCGTGGAGCAGAAAGACAGGTTGCTTGACGGCCTGATTGCAGATTGCAATACAAACGGCTGGGCGATGGTCATGCTGCTGTCCATGACGGGCGTCCGCGTCGGCGAGCTAGTGCAGCTTAAGAAGGAGCTATTGCGGCAAGGTTGGCAGCTTATAACGAACAAGGGGAAAACCCGCAAGGTCTACGCGCCGAAATCGCTGGTCGATGCGCTCGGCGGCTACTACGAGACAACGCCCGGCGAATACCTCGTGTACCCGCGAGACGGAGACGGCATGACGCCGTTGACCAGGGAAGCTGTCGGGCAGAGGCTGAGGGCGTACGCGAAGCGGTACGGCGTTCCCGCTGAGGTGTGCCATCCGCACTCGTTCCGTCACATGTTCGGCCAGGAGTTCATGAAGAGCAACGGCAACATCACGCTGCTCGCCGACCTGATGGGTCATTCGAACATCGCGACGACGCAGATTTACACGCGGATGAGCGAGGAGGAGCAGATGCGGCAGCTCGACGAGGCGGTGACGTGGTGAGCGGGTGGATGGCGCAGATGGGCAAAGCGCTTAATAGGTGCGCAGGGCATCGCAGCAACCACGAGGCGTGGCAGGACTTCGCCATCATGTCGGCATCCGAGCTGGCCGCGCCGCTCGGTCTTGACGGCCCGCTGCGTGACGATACCGAGCGCATACGCCACAAGTACGACAGCGACGAGCTTGAGGCCATGTCCGAGATGCTTGGGTGCACCATCTCCGCTTTGGAGTCGAACCCGAGGCAGGACTACCTCGGCGCAGCGTACATGGAGCTGGGCATCGGCAACAAGAAGGACGGCCAATTCTTCACGCCGTACGCCGTGTGCGAGGCCATGGCTGGCGAGGTTATCACGGCGGAGGGTTGCGAGTCCGCCATCTCCGACCACGGATACGTCACGCTGAACGACCCAGCGTGTGGTGGGGGTGCGACACTCATTGCCGGGGCGAACAGGCTGCGCGAGCTAGGGGTGGACCAGCATCACGCTTGGTTCGAGGCGCAGGACCTCAATTTAGAGACTGCGTGCATGTGCTACGTGCAACTCTCCCTCCTTGGGTGCGCGGGCGTCGTAATCGTTGGGGACACGCTTGGCATGGAGCGCAGGCGCGTCCTGCATCTGCCTATGAACGTCATATCGCCATGGTGGACGGCACGTGCGTTGCGGGGGGTGGTCCCATGCTGACGAGAGAAAGACGTATAGCAGCTACCCGCTGCCCAAGAAGGCAAAGGCGTGACTGATGCCAAGAAGGTACACAGACGAGCAGAAGGCATGGATTGCCGAGAGCTATCCGAGCATGACCAACTCAGAGCTTGCGCGGTCGTTCTCGGAGCGGTTCGGCGTCCACGTCACCGCGTCGATGATGCGGGCGTATGGCGCCAATCACAGGCTGAGGAAAAGCGCCGAGGTCATGGCGCGAAGGAACGTGAAGTACACGGATGAGATGCGCGAATTTCTCAGGCAGTTCATACCGAACCACTCCGAAAGCGAAATCATAGAGGCCTTCGATGAAAAGTACGGAATCAGGCTCAACAGCGCGAAGGTTGGCAACCTCAAGGTGAGGCTTGGAGTCAGGAGCGGAACCAAGGGCGGGTGCTTCGAGAGGGGCATGACGCCTTGGAACAAGGGCATGACGCAAGATGAGATGGGCATAAGCCCAGACGGAATCGAGAGAATCAGGGCAACCCAGTTCAAGCGCGGCGCCATATCTGGTGCAGCTTTAGAGAGGTGCCGAGACCTGTTGGATGTCAGGGAGTCTCACGGGTATCAGTTCATCAAGGTGGCACCAAGGAACAAGAAGACGCCGAGGGACAACTGGATACCGCTGTCGAAGTTCGAATGGATGCGCCAGAACGGTCGTGACTTCCCCGATGGCTGCGTGTGCGTGTTCGCAAACGGTGACACGCGGGACTACTCGAAGGAGAACCTAGTTCCAGTCCCAATCGACGTGTACCCAATCGTGAGCAGCAGCGCCCATGGCGTGGCGATACAATGGCACGACAGACAGACGCTTGAGGTTGCGATTACGCACGCGAAGGTCATCAGGGAGCGGAGAAGGCTTCAGAACCACGACAGGACGTGCGGATGCTGCAACAGGACGTTCAAGCCAGAGTACCCGCACCAGAGGACTTGCAGGGCGTGCCTTGATGCGGGACTCAGGGCAAGAAGAAGGGTAATTGCAAAGACATAGGATGGAGGTACGAGTACGATGGCAGGCCTTAAGAATGGCAACCCGCGTCACGCCCTAACCGTGGAGGAAGCGAGAAAGGGCGGCAGGAAGAGCGCCGAGACGAGGGCAAGGAGAAAGAGCATACGCGAGGCGTTCGAGGCCATATGCTCGGAGCAGTACACGGACGAGCACGGAAACGAGGTTGACGGAATAACGGCCATGTGCATGAGGCAGTTCCAGCTCGCAATGGACGGGGACACAAAGGCATTCGTAGAGATTCGCAACTCGTTGGGCGAGATGCCCGTCCAGCGCGTCGAGGTGGACACCATCGACCCGCAGGCAAGGGCCGAGATGGACGAGCTTCTGGGGCTGAACGAGTAGAAAGTTGTAACCACAGTACAATTTTCGCCTCAAACCAAGCACAGAATATATAAGAGAGGGCCTTTTCGCGTCTTTGCATGTCAAGGCCCTTTTCTTTTGATTTGAATGCACCGCACGGGTGCAAGGAATATACCGTCACGTTCCACTGAATATACCGTGGTGGTGCATTCGTGGGAATGTGGGCGGTAGATTGCAGAACGATTCCCAGCTCTTGAATGCACCAAATGTGGTATAATCAATCTACCATAGGACGTACCGCAAGGGGTGATTCGTGGGTACATTCAGAGACAGGGTGGTTGACGGCACGACTGGCGAGGTCATGCAGGACACCATACGGACGGTGAGCAGGGTCGAGCAGCGCCAATGGGTGCGGCTCTATCTCGACGCATGGGTGACGATAAAGGGCATGAAGGGAATCACCAAGCAGACCCTAGACGTGCTCTACCAGCTTCTAAGGCTGCTGCCAGCGGCATACGCGGCAGACAACGAGCTGCCAGTGGTCGTTCCCAGCGTCTACCACAAGGACGAGTGGGCCAAGGAGCTGAGCACCACGAGGGCCGTCATAAACAAGCACATCCTCAAGCTGGAAAAGGAGGGCGTGATTACCCGCGTCGTTCGTGACGGGAAGCAGGTGCGCGGCTCATACATCATCAACCCTCAGCTCATAGGATACGGCACGAACGCCAACGTGGACAGCCTATCGAGGATTTACGGAACGTTCAGGATAGACAGGGACGGTGCGACGGTCGAGCCTGTTTTTGTCGGAGGCACGAAAGAGGTAGAGTAGAAATGCAAGTGCTAACAGAAGGGGTGTATTTCCTTTATGACGGTGACGAGCTTGTGTACATCGGAACTACGGACAACCTCTATCGAAGGATAGGCGAGCACATAGCGGCGGGTGAGAAAGTGTTTGACCGATTCGAGTTCTATCCAACCGAAGACAGGATACGGCTTGAAGGTTTCCTAATCGATTTGTTCAATCCAAAATACAACGTGGCGGTTGGAGCTGATTGGAATTACTACAAGAGCGTGACAAGAGACTTCTTCCCAAATCAAACAGTCCAAGAGGCGATAAAGAAATATGACGAGTACATGGGTGACCCTTTTGTAGACGATATAGCTGACAGAATAGGGACATACAGAGGTGCATTGCTGAGAGGGTTGAGACAAGCCAAAGCTCCGATTTACATACTCCATGACGGAGGTTACAAAGACGGATATTTTAGGCTTGACAAAGACTGGTACGAGGAACATAAAGACAAGATGTGGGATTACATTCCATGAGCAGACGTGCCGACATAGTAAGCGCACTAAAGGAGAACCCCACGGCCTTTGCAGGCCGCTTGGGGTTTCCTCTGCTCACAGACCTCCACCGCGACTGGTGCAGGGAGATGGTGTTCGGCAAGTCAGACCACACCCTGCAGGCGCATAGAGGCAGCTTCAAAACAACGACCGTCTCGATAGCACTGTGGGAGCTGCTTCTGCTCAGGCCCAACGCCCAGATGGCGTTCTTCCGCAAGACGGACACCGACGTGAAGGAGATTCTTGAGCAGGTCAAGAAGATGCTCAGAACGGATGTGACGCAGTACCTCTCCGAAGGGCTTTGGGGCGTCTCGTGCAGCATAACCACTGATAACATGCTAGAGGTGAGCACAAGCCTTTCAAGCGACTCAAGAGGCGGCGCACAGCTCACAGGAATGGGAATCGGCGGCTCCCTCACGGGCAAGCACTACGACATCATCTTCACCGATGACATAGTGAACCTCAAGGACAGGTCATCTAGGGCAGAGCGGGAGAGAACGAAGGACGCATACCGCGAGATAAAGAATCTCATCAACCGAGGCGGCAAGATATTCAACACTGGGACTCCTTGGCACGTCGATGACGCCTTCCAGCTCATGCCAGACCCCGAGCGCTGGCCTTGGGACACCACGGGACTGATGACCCAAGAGCAGTACGACGAGATTGCAAAGGTCACCACGCCATCGCTCCTAGCCGCCAACTACCAACTCAGGCATATACCCTCGGATGACGTGATATTCACCGACCCAAAGACGGGGGCGAGCCACGAGAAGGTCTACCACGGGCTGTGCCACGTGGATGCCGCATACGGTGGAGAGGACTACACGGCATTCACCGCCATGCGGTACGAGGAGGGCACCTACTACGTCTACGGCAGGGTCTGGCGCAAGCACGTCTCGGACGTGGCCGACCTCATTAAGGCAGACCACACCCGCCTCATGCTGGGCAAGCTCCACATCGAGACGAACGGTGACAAGGGTTTCATGGCTAGGGACTTCAAGAACATGGGAATCCCAGTCGTGCCTTATCCAGAGACCATGAACAAGGCCATCAAGATTGAGACCTACGGCAAGCAGCTGTGGCCCGATGTGGTGTTTGTCGACGGGACGGACCCCGAGTACATCAACCAGATATGCGACTGGACCGAGGAAGCCGAGCATGACGATGCGCCGGACTCGCTCGCCTCACTTGCCAGAATCATGCTCGCCAAGGGACGCAACGAGGGCTACGTGTCCAAGATGTTCTGATTTATGCAAGGTAGTGCCTTGAAAACCCGCCCCTGTAGGCAAAAATATTCACCAAGCCCCGAAAAATTCTCACTTGCCTTGCCTCTGTGATGTGCTATAGTATCTCTTGACGGGAGGGGAAAGGGCCTCTCCACGACAGACGGGAGCACACCATGGCAATCAACGTCAAGAGCGGAACCATCGGAACCAAGTACGGCAACGTCAGCACCGACAAGGCAGACTTTGGCTATGGCATGATTTGGCTTGAGCGCGACGAAATCGTCTACATGGATTCATGCGGCTCCAAGAGCTGGAAGACGGTGCGTGGCTTCGAGCGTTGGGCAGACCGACAGAATGCCATGACCAACGGCATTTATGACGCCATTGACAACAGCATGTGCAAGCACGTAAAGACGGTCTTGAGTTGGTGCTAGGAATACAGGGCCAATGGGGAGGGGCCTAGTACCTCCCCACCACGGGAGCACGAGAAGGGAGCACGAAGATGACAAGGAAGTACTACGAGTGCTACGCAGAGTTCACCTCAAGGAGCGGAAGGAAGTACTGGACGTTCATCGGCTGGTCACCGATGCCTGACCGCGAGCCAACCAAGGTCACCAGCAAGTTCAGGTACTACGACACCCCATACGGTCGAGAGAAGTTCCGTATGTAGTGCTACAATCAATAAGGCGCCGTGGTGGGCGCCTTCCTCTTCCCTTCGGGTCGGCCTTCGGGTCGGCCCGTTGTTTTTTGACATGAGGCTTGACGTGTGGTAGCCTGTGCGCTAGTCAAGGCAGCGAGGAAGCGTCTGCCGCAATCTCCGAGGAAATGGAGCACACATTGGCACTGTCACGCAAGTTCCTAGAGGGCATGGGCATCGAGGACAAGCAGGTCGAGTCCATCATCGAGGCGCACACCGAGACCGTGAACGGCCTGAAGGCCGAGCGCGACCGCTACAAGGAGCAGGCAGAGAAGGTGCCAGACCTCCAGAAGCAGTTGGAGGAAGCTCAGGCCGCATCTAATGGCGATGATGAGTGGGAGCAGAAGTACAACGACGAGCATCAGGCTTTCGAGGACTTCAAGGCCCAGATTCAGACCGAGCGTGCGGAAGCTGAGAAGGCTCAGGCGTACCGTGGGATGCTGATGGCTGCGGGCATCGACCCGAAGCGCATCGACACCATCATGCGCGTCACCGACCTGTCCGAGGTGGAGATGGAGGACGGGAAGCTCAAGGACGCTGGCAAGCTCGAAGAGAGCGCCAAGCAGGAGTGGGCGGACTTCGTACTCAAGCAGTTCACCAAGGGCAGCGACCCGGCAACCCCACCGACCCCGGCGAAGGGCCTCCCCGAGGGGGCTGACCCCGAGGTTGCCAAGCGCATGCAGGAGCGCAACGAGCGTATGTTCGGCAAGACACAAGACTAAAGGAGTAAGCATGAGCTACTTCGACGGCCCCAACAAGGGCTACGGCTGGGCGGCTGGCCACTTCCTCGTTGATGACGAGACGTGCCTTCGCCAGTCCTACACCATCCCCGCAGACCATGACCTCGTCCAGACCCGCGACAATGGCCGCAAGGTCGTTCCCGCTGGCGCGGTGATTCCCGCCAACGACGGCACGGCAGTCGGCATCCTCTTCGAGGACATCGACGTGACCGAGGGCGCGAAGATGGGCAGCATCGTCACCAAGGGTACCGTGTACGGTGACCGCCTCCCCGAGGCGCTGAGCGCGGACACCACCGAGGGTGGCCAGACCGTCGCTGGCGCAGCGACCGCGCTCGCTGGCATCACCGTCATCGAGGCCACCCCGACCATCACCCGACCCTACTAAGGAGGCCAACGATGGCTAAGTTCATCAACGAGACGCTGGGCATGCTCAACCCTGCGGACACCCTCACCACGGGCTTCCAGAGCGTTGCCCGCCCGAACGACCCGCTTGAGGGCCTGTTCACCGACCAGACCACCCAGAACCTCGTGGCCACCTACCACACGATGGCCTCGCAGTACTCCATCCCGCAGATGGCCCAGTTCCACGCCTTCGACGTGCCTGCCCAGAAGTCCATCCCCGCACCCATCGATGAGCACAACGTGGAGAAGGGCCTCATCAAGGTCAAGCGCAACACCACCGAGCTTCTGCGTCAGCTCACCGGACGTGGCGTGACCGCAGAGCCTGAGCTGTACAACGCGGTCATGGACTTCGCTGGTGACCTCTCCAATCAGGTCATCACCCGCGCCAAGGTGGCCCGTGCCGAGCTTCTTGCGACTGGCAAGGTGACCATCAAGGAGAACGACATCAACCTCACCATCGACTACGGCGTGCCCGCAGCCAACCTCGCAAAGACGCTCGACCTCGGCGCTGGTGCGGCCAAAGACCCAGCCACCCAGATTCAAGAGCTTGTGGACGATGCCGCAGACAATGGCGTGACCCTCACTGGCATGATTTGCGCCCGCTCCACGCTGACCAAGATGCGTCAGAACGCTGCCATCCAGAAGGCCATCAACGGCGTGAACATGGTTGGTCAGCTCGTTACCAACGCCCAGCTCCGCGCTTGGCTCGATGACGAGTTCGGCATCTCTCAGGTCATCACCGATGACCTGTCCTATTCGCTGCCCTACACCCTCGACAGCGATGGCCGTCCCGTCGTTCACCAGAACCGCTACTACGACAAGACCAAGGTGACCTTCTTCGGCACCTCCAATGGCATGCGCCTCGGCGCTGGCCTGTGGGGCGTTCCGCCCGAGGTTGACCTTGCCTCCTACTACGAGGGCGGCGTGTCCAACCGAGACACCTACGTCTACATCTCCCAGTGGTCCGAGAAAGACCCTGCCGTTCTGTGGACCAAGGCCTCCGCGCTGTACATCCCCGTCCTCTTCAACCCCTACAGCCTCTACGTGGCTACCGTCACCGAGACCGCCTAGGAGTGACCGATGGCTGACGCTGCGACCGTAGAGCTTGTTCTTGGGCACATCCACAACTGGTTCGTCCGTGAGAGGATGGGCGTCAAGGTCGTGGGCGGAGTCCTGCCAGCGTCGGCAACCGACCGGATGGTGGAGGGGCAGTGGTACCGCATCGAGGGGAGCTACCTCAACGACGGCGTGCACCAGCACCCGGCAGACCTTGAGGAAGAGTCCTTCGAGGGCACCCTGTCCCTCCTTGCCATCCCGAAGGCGCTCATGCTCGTCATCGACCAAATCGAGGCTTGGATTGAGGACTACGAGGAGGCAAGGAGCCTCAGCGCGGATGCCCGCAGGAAGGCCCTGAGCAGCCCGTACCAGTCAGAGAGCTTCGGTGGCTACACTTACACCGTGAGGGGTGACCTGACGGCAAATTCGGCCTCTGACGGCCTCTCAGGCCCCAACGGCTGGAAGCAGGTGTTCGCGGCAGACCTCAACCAGTGGAGGAAGGTTAGCTGATGGCATTCCCCGGCCTCATGAACGACTTCGTTGAGGACTGCACCCTCATAGAGAAGACCCGCGTGCCTGACGGCGAGGGCGGATGGAAGACCGTGTGGGCTGATGGCATGCAGTTCCAAGCAGCAATCACCTACGACACGACCATACAGGCCCGCGTCGCAGAGTCAGAGGGCATGAAGGCCACATACACCATCACCACCGAGAAGGGCACGTCTCTGGACTTCCACGACGTGTTCAGGCGAGAGAGGGACGGGCAGGTGTTCCGCGTCACCAGCCAAGGCGATGACAAGCAGACGCCAGCAAGCTCGACCTTCCAAGTCTCTCAGGTGGCGGCAGAGGAATGGGCGCTGGCATGACACCGGAAGCAGCCATCTACACGTTCCTCAGCAGCTTCTCCATCCCGGCCTACGCATCGACCTCCGTGCCAGACCAAGATGACCCGCTTTGGCAGGGGTTCCCGTACCTCACCTACGACCTCGTTCTGGGCGAGGCGATGGACGTGGAAATCAACATGCCCGTCAACCTCTACTACCGAACTGAGTCAGAGGCCGAGCCGAACGCCAAGGTGCGAGAGATTCACGACGCAATCGGGCGTGGCGGCGTGCTCGTCCTCTGCGACAACGGTGCCCTGTGGATTAAGCGCGGCTCGCCATGGGCGCAGGCTCTGGACATAGAGGGCGAGGACGAGATGGTGAAGCGCCGATACGTGAACATCAACATAGAGTTCCTGACCTCGTACTAGGAGGACAACATGAAGTACACTCAGGTGCCTACCGACACCTTCAAGAACCTACAGCTCAACGCTGGATTCCTGACGAGCGAGTTCGACCCCACGGACGGCAGCGTGACCGCAGGCAGCATCCTCGGTGCCACCACGGGCGGCGTCAACTTCACCGCCACCCCGACCTACGTGGACTTCGGCGAGGACGTGGACAACGTGCCCGCTAACACGAAGGAGCTGAAGAAGCTCGACTCGTGGGCGGCGAGCATGAGCGGCACGTTCGTGACCGTCACCGCAGCGCTGACCAAGACGCTCCTTGGTGCAGCCGACACCGCGTCCAACAAGGTCACCCCGCGTGCCGACCTTCTTGCCTCGGACTTCGATGACATCTGGTGGGTCGGTGACTACTCCGACGTCAACGTTGACAGCGGCTCTGGTGCCGACAGCCACACCGCAGGCTTCGTTGCCATCCACATGATGAACACCCTCAGCACTGGCGGCTTCCAAATCCAGTCGGCGGACAAGGGCAAGGGCAACTTCGCCTTCACCTTCGAGGCGCACTACAGCATGTCCGACATTTCGACCGTGCCGTTCGAGATTTACGTCAAGGCTGGCGAGTAGGAGACCGTATGAAGCTTTCTGAGCGCAAGGGCGAAGAGGTTCTTGACATCATCGCCGACCTGATTGACCCGGTGTGTGCGATTGCCGAGGACGCTGGCGAGCTGTTCGAGCAGCAGGAGGTTCCAGAGGGCATGACCAGCGCAGGGTTCTTCCTGTCGCGCGTCCGCAAGGCCCTTCCCGGCATCATCCGCAAGCACAAGGGCGAGCTGGTGACCATCCTCTCGACGGTCAATGGCGTTAGTGAGGAAGAGTACACGGCCAACCTCACCGTCCCGCAGCTCATCAAGGACGCATACGACCTGCTGACCGACAAGGACTTGATTCCTTTTTTCGGCTCGTCGGCGGAGGGCGGGAGTCCGTCGAACTAGGTCTTGGCCAGTACAGAGGCCCAAGAACACTCAAGAGCTTCAGCAGATACGCCATGGCGCTCCACCGCGAGAGGCAGGAGACCATGGCGTATCGTTTGTACGTCGCGGAATCGCTGAGGCTCATCCCGCAGGGCAAGTACATCACGCAATCCTTCAGCGATGCGCTCAAGCCAGTCAGCGGCAAGGACGTTGACGGTGACGCAATCGTGAGGGAGGTCATAGAGAGAGCGGGGCTGGTGGTGACATGAACCTCCTAGACCTAGCAGTGAAGATTGGCGTCAAGGACGAGGCGTCCGACAAGATATCTGGCATCACGGAAGGTGCCATAGCGCGTGCGTCTGCCATGGGGCAGGCCATGTACGACGCGACAAAGTTCGTGGCTACCAAGGCCGTAGATATGGTGAGCGGGTTCGCCAAGAGCGCAATCGAGGGCTACGGTGACTTCGAGCAGATGAAGGGCGGCATCGAGAAGCTTTACGGCGATGCGGCGGACACGGTGATTGCCAACTCGGAGAAGGCGTTCCGCGAGGCTGGCATGAACCAGAACCAGTACCTTCAGGCATCGACCACGCTTGCTGCATCCCTCATCAACTCCCTTGGTGGGGACATGGATGCCGCTGCGGAGCGCAACGCCACGGCCATGAAGGCCATCGCCGACAACGCCGACACCTTCGGCACGTCGGTCGAGGACGTGACGGCTGTTTACAGCTCCCTGTCTAGGGGCATGTATCAGACCCTCGACAACCTTCGCTTGGGCTATGCGGGTACCAAGACTGGAATGGAGCAGCTTCTTGCCGACGCCAACGAGTACGCAGAGAGCATCGGCGAGGCCGGGGACATGACCATCGACTCGTTCGCCGACATAGTGAGGGCCATCGACCTCATCCAGCAGAAGCAGGGCATCGCTGGCACCACGGCAAACGAGGCCCTGACCACCGTTCAAGGCTCGCTCCGAATGCTTCAGAACGGCTGGCAGGATTTCGTCACGGCAATCGGCAGCGGTGACGTCGAACGCATCCAAGAGACGATGGACGAGATTCGCCTTGCCATCTTCGGCCAGTGGGACGAAGAGCTTGAGAAGAGGACGGGCGGCGTCATCAACAACGTCCTCCCCATTGTCGAGAACGTCGGGAAGGCGCTTGTCGGGGCCATACCACAGCTTGCTGAGTCAGTGTCCTACGCCTTCATGGAGATGCTGGCAAACGCGCTGGGTGTCGAGACAGATGTTGACGATACGACGGAAGAGCTTGCCGAACGCATCGTGAACGGACTCAGGACGAAGATTTCGCTCCATGCCGATGACTTCGCGGAGGCCGCTTCGGAGCTGGTCGTGAGGTTTGCCGAGGGCGTTGCCGAGAACGCGCCGTTCTTCATCGAGCGGTTCTCAGAGATTATCGCCATGGTAATCGAGCAGCTTCCAACGCTTGCCGAGGGATTTGTCGAAGGTGGCGCAATCATCGTCACGGCCATCACCGAGGGATTCGCCAACAGCGCTCCCAACCTAGTGCAGACCATCGTTGAGACGTTCACCGAGGCCGGTAGCCAAGCATCAACGTCCTTCTCCGAGGCGTTCCAGACGCTGGGCGAGATAGGCATGGACTTCTTGGCCGGGGTTCCCGAGAGGCTTGAGGTGCTACAGGGAGTCATCGACGCATCGCTCAAGCCCGCGCTTGACAACCTCGGCGAGGCGTTCAACAACGTGGTGCAGGCCCTTGAGCCGTGGATGCCCGCCATCGAGAACGTTGCCACGCTCGTGGCCGGAACGTTCATCGACGTCTTTGCGGCGCTAATCAACATCCTGTCTACGGTCATGAACGCAATAGCGGCAGTCATCGAATGGTTGCATGACTTCGGCACCGACATCATGGCCGCTGGTGACATCATCGCAGACTGCATAGCCAAGGCTGGCGAGGACTGGAATAGGCTACCGGAGGACATCAAGGGTGCGCTTGACACGGCTATCAATGCTGTCACGTCTTGGGCATCTGGTATGGTCGAGAAGGCCACTCAGGCCATGAGCGACTTCCTCTCCGCTGTGCAACAGAAGGGTTCGGAGGTCACCTCATGGTTCTCGGAGCTTCCGGGCAGGATTCTCTCTGCGCTCAGCGGTCTCGGCGGGCTTCTCGTTGGTGCTGGCAACGATATTATCTCAGGCCTCTTGTCCGGCATGCAGGCTGCATGGGAGGGCGTCACAAGCTGGATTAGCGGGCTTGGCTCGTGGATTGCGGCGCACAAAGGACCGAAGGAGTATGACCTTGGCCTGCTCGTCCCCAACGGCGGATGGATTATGCAGGGCCTCGACAAGGGCCTTCGCTCAAGCATGCCGAAGATTCAGAAGACGCTCGATGACATCACCGACATGATGAACGTGGACGCAAGCTTCGATGTGTCAGCGACCGGACTTGGCAACAAGTTGCAGAGCGCACAGGTGGCCCAGCACGGAAGCACGGTCTACAATAACTACTACATCGACGCCCATGCCGTGACGGACGAGAGGGTTGCGTCCGCAGTCCTCACCATCGTCAATCAGGCAGAGACGTTCCGTGAGATGGGCGTGACCGAGACGGGGGTTGCAAATGGCTAAGGTGACGAACATCACGATTCAGGTCGTTCAGGACACCAAGCGGCAGGTGAAGGCAGACTGGAGGTTCGGGGACTCCCACATCGACCACTACGAGATACGGTGGGACTGGTATACCAAGCAGAACGGCTGGGTGTACGGCAACATATCGAGCGTGAAGCCAGCTCAGTCGCTCTGGAACGTGCCTACGGGTGGCAACGCCTACAAGCTGGTCAGGATTTGCGTCAGGCCGATATCAACCAAGCGCACGGAGCAGTACCAGACAACCAACTCGTCAGGAAAGGTCGTGACCAAAGAGCGTCAGGTCGACTGGTTCAGCGCAGAGTGGGTCACCTCCTCAAACTTCGAGCCGTGGAACGCATTCATCGATGACATGCAGGATGAGTTCGCTGCGTCGGACGCATACTGGCAGGGCGTCGAGTATGGAGGGCTTGGTGCGTGCTACGCATGGCAGGCATCCATGAGGGTCAAGGGCTACTACCTGTTCACCCTCACGAGCACGTCCAGCATCAAAGACCCGAGAACCGGGCTTCCCTACGGCATGAAGGCATACACCGGGACGAACGCTCATGAGACGAAGCAGTTCCCGCGCCTGCTCTGGTGCACCATGGTCAAGGGTGACGCGGAGGTATCCAAGTATTGGCCCGAGGCCGTGAAGCTCTACAGGAGCGCGTCGGAGCAGTACAAGCTATCCGCAGACGCCTACAAGCGGGGTCTGTCCGACAGCCGCGTGACCAAGTCCATGGTGGATACGGCCACGAAGTACGTCACGACCTACAAGGACAAGGCCGACGCGCTTGAGGTGCAGATTGCTGAGGCCGAGAAGAAGCGGCTCAAGACCTACTTCGAGACGAAGGCAAAGGAGTCTGCCAACCTCGCCGCCACGAAGGTCACGGATGCAGCCAACAAGCGCAAGTCCAAGCTCTACGGTGACTCAGCGGCAGCAGAGAAGCTGGCCGCTGACTACTTCAAGAAGGCCGCGAGCTACTACAATCAGGCGATGGGCTACGTCGAGGGCGCGGACGCCAAGGACCAGTACAAGACGAAGTGGGTCACTCCAAACGAGAAGAAGGCAGACAACGCCACGAGCCGAGCGTCAAGCGACGAGAAGAAGCAGAAGGACGCTGAGGCTCTGGCGGCAGAGAAGTCGGCGGCACCATCGGCACCGAACAACCTGAGCATAGCGAGGTCTGGCGGCAGCGCGGTGCTCACCGGAAGCGACACGGCCAAGTGGTCGAAGCTCATCGAGGTCCAGAGCTACGACTACTCCAAGTCGGCATGGGTGGCAAAGGGCACCGTTGGCGTCACCGAGGGCAGGACGGGGACGTTCCGCTACAGCGAGTCCGGGCACGTCGCTGGTGACAAGGTGCGCATCAGGGTCAGGGCGCTGCTCGCCAACGAGAAGACAGCATCGGCGTGGGTTACGTCGGACGTCCTAGAGTGGCAACCAGCAGCGGGAACCGACCTCAAGCTGACCGTCACAAGCCCAACCACGGTCAAGGTGACGTGGAAGAACGCTGGCCGAACTGGTGACGAGATAGAGGTGCAGTACAGCACCTACTTCGTCAAAGGTCAGACGGCATGGGCGGCTGGTGCGCTCGACGCAATCACCACCAAGAATGTAGACGGCTCCCCGACCACCTACACCATCACGGGACTAGAGCCTAACAAGAAGGTCTATGTCCGCGTCAGGCGGGTGAACGATGCTGGCGGCACGTGGGTCTACGTCGACACGAAGGCCAAGACCGTCACGGCATCGGCCACGCCCCCGAAGGCGGTCTCGACCCTTGCGCCACTGACCAACCTCATCGCCGACTACGTGAGCGCGACAGACGCATATGCGCTGCGGGTCAGGTTCTCGGGCATCGTGGAGGACGGAACCGACCTCGCGGTTGAGTACTCCGAGGTCGCGAACGCTTGGTCTCTTGGCCTGACCGACAAGATAAGCTCCATCGACTACGAGCCTGCTTCTGATGTGAGGTCGCACACGGCGAGCACTACCGTTACGGCGGGCCGTACGTACTACGTCCGAGTTTCCAAGGGCGTCGACAACTCCTACATCGTGGCGTCGCTGTCATCCTCTTCCGCGAGGCAGTCAGACGGGATAGCCAAGGTCATCGTCCCCTCAAGGGTGACCCCGACACTCGACGCCCCAAGCGACTTGAGGCTCACGGCGCCCTACAACCAGTCGATAAGGGTTGACTTCGCTGCAACTGCTGGAAGCGGTGACAGCTTCGAGGTGCAGTACACCTCCAACGCCTTCGCCTATGATGACAACGCCTTCGGTGACATCCAGAGTACCACGCTTGAGGCCGATGACGTGAGCCAAGGAGCCACGAGGCAGGTCATCACCATCAGCGGCCTTGAGGACGGCACGACCTACTACATCCGAGTCCGAAGGGTGCGGGGCGAGCTTATCAGCCCGTGGACAGACGTTGCCTCCCAAGCCACGACAGACGCAGAGGGAACGACCGAGGTGCTGTACGCGCCCATCGTCACCTTCTCGTCAGAGGCCCGCGAGGTCGGCACGGACGTTACGATATCTTGGCTGCACAACTCCGACAGCGATTCAGTCCAGACCGCCTACAACGTCGAGGTCACGTCCAACGGCGAGGTCATCGCCAACGTCCAGCAGGAGTCCTCGGACAACTTCGCCATCATCAGCCTTGCCAACGTGGAGGATGGCAGCGTCATCAACTGGCGAGTGAGGACGGCAGGGGCAGTCACCACCGCATGGTCACCTTGGAGCGCCATGCAGTCGTTCATGGCCTTCGCAGCGCCCACAGCAGGAGTTGCCGTCACCACGTCCGGTGGCATCAACGTCGGCACGAACCTCCCGCTCTCATCGATGCCGATGGTCATCGTCGCATCCATGTCCGAGACACTTGGCAACCAACCCGTCGAGCTGAGGTTGTCCGTCACGGCGGTCAATGCCTACGAGGGAGTGTCGGCAGACGGCTCCCCTTCCTACGTCTCGCAGAACGAGGAGCTTTGGTGGACCGAAATCTCCGATGGACTCACCGAGGGTTCCCTGTCCGTCACGGTAGAGGCGAGCGAGATTGCCCTCATGTCCGGTCAGGAGTACGAGGCCCGCGCAATCGTGATGACGGAGCAGGGCATGATGGCAACCAGCGTCCCGTACAGGTTCGCTGTGGAGTGGGACGGCGAGGTTCCGCAGCCCACGTGCTTCGCCGAGTTCGACCAAGACGCATACGTTGCTAGGGTCTACCCAGCATGCTACGTGCCGGTCGAGTCACCAAGCCCAATTGGTGAGGTGGAGCAGAGGACGGACACCTATGCATCGGTTCAGCTACCGCTCACCATCGACATGCCCGTTGACACCATGACCATCGACACGGTTACGGCGTTCGACGGCGAGGACGAGCTTGCGGCGGCATGGGCCTATGACCCAGAGACGTTCACCCTCGTCGTGACTTCCGTGGCTGGTGAGGCGGACGAGTACGACATCGTTGTGACCAGCACGGCCATGGCGGTGCCTGACGAGCCACAGGAGCCTGAAATTCCGACCTCTGGCGTCGTCAACGTAGAGAGTTCCACCAATGGCGAGGTTGCCGTCTCAGATGCCGTCTCAGGGCCTCTGGCGGGCCTCACCGTGTATGGTCCAGTGGACAGCAACATCACTGTCTACATCTTGGATGAGGACGGAGAGGGCACAGAGGGATGGCCGCTTGAGGTTGACCTACAGGGGAACGAGCTTGAGGTCGATGGGGATGACCGTGACTATGTGACCATCGACCAGCAAGGCAACGTGACGCTGACGAAGGTTGTCGGGCTTCCCGACCCGCAGGACACATCGCTTGGAAGCGTGCAGCTCTCCGAGGTTCCATCGCCAGTGTTCACCTGCCACCTCAACACGACGGCTGACTTCGACCTCCGATACTACGGCGTCGCGCCGGGAACCTACGCCATCAGCCAGTCGGAGTGGGATGACGTGGAGGAAACTGGTGCCATCGAGTTCTCGCCGACCATGAGCGAGATGCCAGACTACTCGGCAGAGGCTACCGAGCTTGAGAGCGCCACCGAGGGTTCAGGCCAGCTTGTCGAGGGCGTCACGCTTGACGTGTGGAGGGTCAACTACGACGGCACCACCACGCTAGTCGGCGAGGGGCTTCCCAATGATGGGCTTGCCAGCGTGACCGACCCGCACCCGTCCTTCGGGACTTGCAGGTACCGCATCGTGGCCCATGACGCCAACACCGACCTTCAGGCGGCGGCGGAGTATGTCATCGAGACGCCCGTTGACCGAATCGTCGTGTCATGGGGCGGCGGTCAGGACAGGGAGGACGAGACGCTGTTCGGCACTCAGTCGGTCGAGCTTCCCTATGGCCTACAGCTACAGGAGACGCACGCCATGGAGTCCGAGGCCGTGGCATACGCTGGCCGTTCGCTTCCCGTGGCCTACTTCGGTGACCTCTACACCTCCACGGCATCCTACAGCGCAAGCATCCTCCGTCAGATAGAGGACGGCGAGATTGACGGCCTGCGCAGGCTCTCAAGGCACGCTGGCCCCGCCTACGTCCGCGACCCAGAGGGCATCGGCATGTGGGCCATCGTGAAGGTGGACATGAGCCACCGAGCGCCATATCCGACGAGCGTGAGCGTCAGCGCCCAGCGCGTCGATGTCCCGGCAGGTGAGGTCGGATGATTGACTACACGAAGGGCTACCACAGGAGCTTCGAGTACCGCATTGTCAGCCGAGACACGTGGGGTGACCGTGAGAAGCTGGACACGGTTCTGAGCTGCAACGTCACCCGCGACGTGACCTCAAGGACGGTCGAGAGCGCAACCATCAGCATCGACCGGCCGACGTTCCGCGAGGAAGTTGTGAGGGCTTGGATGATTGTCGAGCAGGGCGTCGAGCGCGAGAGGAAGCCCATCGGCACGTGGCTCTGCAAGCGCATCAGGGAGACCACGCAGGGCATGAGGCGCACGGCTTCCATGACGTGCCACTCCATGCTAATGCCGCTTGAGGCCCTTTGCCCTATCGGGTACGTGGTGCCAGTTGGGGCGATATGCACGGAGGTGGCGGCGCAGATTTGCAGGGCGCACGGCATCGCCCCTGTGGTGGAGACGCCATCACCGACTGTGCTCGCGACGCCTTGGGTGGCGTCGATGGACTCCACGTGGCTTGACGTGGTGAACGCCCTTCTCTCGGCAGCGGGAATGAGGGTTTCCGTCGACCCGTTCGGCAGGATTCGATTCCTACCAAGCACGGGGACGGCAACGGCACCTAGGCAGTCATTCAGGCCCGGTGACGGCAGCATCCTCCTTCCGAGTGCCGAGAGGGACACCGACTGGACGAACGTCCCGAACGCATGTGAGGTGCAGTGGTCGGACGGCACCCACACCGTCTACGCCAAGGTCACGAACGATGACCCATCATCGCCAGTGTCCACCACGGTCAGGGGCTACGAGGTCGTGACGAGGCTCATCAACCCGACCGAGCTTCAGGCTGGGGCCACGGACGCGCTGGCACGGGAGCTTTGCAGGCAGAAGCTCCTTGAGGCGTCGGTGGTAGATGGAGAGGTGCAGCTATCACACGGCTGGTGCGAGCTGGGCGTAGGTGATACCATCAGGCTTGACTACCCGGCGCTGGGTGACGCAATCGACGCCACCGTGACCAAGCAGGACTTCGCGCTTGACACGGCCATGCAGGTGAGGACAACGGCGGTTGTCCGACAGAGGCTTTGGGAGGGCTGATGGCCTACGAGGTTTCAGACGCGGCGAGGGCGCTCGCACGCATAACAACGAGGAAGTCAGGAAGGTCTGACACCGGACTCTACAGGGTGACCCGCATCGATGAGTACGGCAGGGCCTATGCGAACGTCAACGGCACTGAGGTCCCGGTCGACAGCGGCGTAGGCTCAAGGCCGGGACAGCTCATCGCCCTCCGCTTCGCGGACGGACGCGCCATCAGCCTCGGGAACGTCTCAGACCCGCCATCGAACGAGTACGCACGAATCGCCCAGCAGAAGGCCGAGGAGGCCGAGGGCATAGCGAACGCGGCTGGCGAGGCCGCGAGGGCCACGGGACAGCACTTCTGGTATGACGAGAACGGAGCGCACGTCACGGAGCAGGAGATGCTTGCCCACCTAGTGGAGGCGCAGGGGCCGAACCTGCTCCTGAACGCCCTAGGCATCCTGCTGCGGGACGCGCAGGTGAACGATGGGGTCAGCTACCAGCTCAACCTCGTCTCCATCACGCCCGGCGCCGTTGCGTTCTACGACGGTCAGGGCAACGAGGAAGCAAACATCATGGCCTACTTCGGGGCCAACGGCGCTAGGATAGGCAAGGACACACCCGGCTCGAACTACGTCACCGTCGACCCTGACTCCATCGGCTTCTGGGAGGCGGGCGAGACGGCGGCTGACGCGGTTCGCGTCGCATATGTCGACAACCAGCGGCTCTACATCCCCTACACGGTAGTGCTCAACGCCATGCAGGTCGGTCAGGAAGGGTCGAACTGCTGGGAGTGGGCCTTGCAGGACAACGGAAACCTCAGCCTGAAGTGGGTGGGATAGCGCATGGCCACAGTCTACGGAAGCTACATCAGCAGCGCGTTCAGGTCGCGTGCCGACATCTCTACGTCGCAGACCGACACGCAGGTGACCATCTCGGTGACAGGCTACTGCCAGATGGCGGACTACTACCACGACTCCGGCGAGAACTTCTTCCGCAAGATTGTGATAGGCTCCGACACGCCGAACAAATACGTCACCGCCTCCACGGCCTACTTCTCGGGCGGCGGCACGTACGGGGTCGGCAGCTCGTCGCGCACGTACAACAGGACGCATGCAGCCCAGAGCATCGAGGTCGGCGTCGCCATCCACAACGACGGCGTGTACACCGGCTGGTCGACGGCTGACTCATACGCGAAGACGACCGTCACCGTCCCCGCCAAGCCCAGCTACGCCGTCACCTACAACGCGAACGGCGGCAGCTCGACGCCCAGCTCGCAGACCAAGTGGTACGGCGAGAGCCTGACGCTGGCGTCGGCCATCAGCCGCTCCAACGCGAGCGCCACGGGCTACAAGGTCACCTACGACGCCAACGGCGGCAGCTGCTCCACGACGAGCGCCACGGCGGCACGAACCACCAAGTACACGTTCAGCAAGTGGAACACCAAGAGCGACGGCAGCGGCACCGCCTACGCGGCGGGCGCGTCCTACACAGGCAACTCCGCGCTGGCTCTCTACGCCACATGGACGAGCAGCACCACCACGTCTGCGGTGACGCTCCCCACGCCCTCCCGCACGGGCTACGCCTTCGACGGCTGGTACACGGCGGCGAGCGGCGGCACGCGCGTCGGCGGCGCTGGCGGCTCCTACACGCCCACGGGCGCGGTCACACTCCACGCCCACTGGACGCAGAACACGTGGACGGTCAGCTACAACGCCAACGGCGGCAGCAGCACGCCCGCATCGCAGACGAAGCTCTACGGGCAGGCGCTGACGCTGCGCGGTGCCATCTCGCGCAGCAACGCCACGGCCACCTACACGGTGAGCTACAGCGCGAACTACTCGGGCGGCACCAACCCGTCCAGCGGCACCGCGACCAAGACTACCAAGTACGCGTTCAACGGCTGGAAGGCGACCAACGGCACCACCTACGCCGCCAGCGGCTCCTACACCGCCAACGCGGCCACCACCATGACCGCCCAGTGGACGAGCAGTGCGAGCACGACCAGCGTCACGCTGCCGACCCCCACCCGCACCGGCTACACCTTCGGCGGGTGGTACAAGGAGTCCTCCTGCACGAACAAGGTGGGCAACGGCGGCGCGAGCTACACGCCGACCGCGAGCGTCACGCTATACGCCCACTGGACCGTCATCACCTACACTGTTGCATACAACGCGAACAACGGCAGCGGTGCACCAAGCTCTCAGACCAAGACCTATGGGGTCACTCTGACACTCAGCTCGACAAAGCCGACCAGAACCGGGTACACCTTCAGCGGCTGGAACACCAAGGATGACGGAAGTGGTACGTCCTATGCCGCTGGGGCCAACTATACGGCAAATGCGGCAGCGACGCTTTACGCCCAGTGGACCATCATCACGTATACAGTCTCGTACAACGCGAATGGCGGCAGTGGGGCGCCTTCGAGCCAAACAAAGACCTACGGCAAGACACTGACCCTCAGCAGCACGAAGCCTACGAGAAGCGGCTACGAGTTTTGGCACTGGAACACCAAGTCCGACAACAGCGGGACAACGTATGCGGCAGGGGCGAGCTACACTGCCAACGCAGCAGCCACGCTCTACGCTATTTGGAACCCCATTATCTCGTACAACGCCAACGGCGGTTCCGGTGCCCCTGCGTCCCAGACCAAGACCTATGGGGTCACGTTGACCCTCAGCAGCACAACCCCCACGAGAAGCGGCTACGTGTTCTGGCACTGGAACACGAAGGCAGATAACACCGGAACCACGTATGCAGCAGGGGCGAACTACACGGCAAACGCGGCAGCGACGCTCTACGCCATCTGGAACCCCATCATCTCGTACAACGCCAACGGGGGTACAGGAGCGCCCGCATCGCAGACAAAGACCTACGGAACCGACCTCACCCTGAGCAGCACGATTCCCACCCGCACCAACCTGACCTTTGCCGGGTGGGGGACAAGCTCGACAGCGACCACAGTCTCATACGCGGCTGGTGCCAAGTACACCTCGAACACCGCAGCCACCCTCTACGCCATCTGGAAGTACACCGTCAACTTCAACGGCAACGGCAACGGGGTCAACCCGACAGCCCAGACGGCGGTGTACGGCTACAACGTCACCATCGCTGGGTACCCCACGCGCTCTGGGTACAGGTTCATCGGCTGGAACAGTGTACAGGACGGTACGGGGACGCACTACGCGCCCGGCGTATCGGTGGCGGTCAACGAGAACTGCACTCTCTATGCCCAGTGGCGCAAGGTCACCGTCAGCTCCGTCAAGGTCACAAGGAACGTCCGTGCGATAGGCTTCACCTCCACGTGGTCATGCTCGTCCACCGTTGGTGGCACAGTCACGGTCACTGCGCAGTACAGCCTAGACGATGGCGAGAGCTGGCACGACTGCACACTCACCGGAGACGCGACAAAGCCCAAAGTGGCTGGCACCGACCTGTCAGGAACCGTAACGTGGGAATCGACGGCGGACGAGGACGTGGCCGTCAGGGTCATGGTCACGGTGAAGTTCACCGACACCTACTCATCGACGTCGATATCCGGTGGCCATGACGAGACGGCGCAGCGCGGCGGAACAATCCCGAAGGAGTTCAGGCTCTTCGACGCCCTGCACGGCGGCACGGGCCTAGCCATCGGAGCCATCGCCACGCTGGCGAACACCTTCGAGGTGGCGCTGACGACGCTCTTCCAGAACGTCGTGGAGGTGGCACAGGGCAACATCACGCGGGACGGCACCTACACGGAACCAGCGAACGGCGACCACCAGATTCGCTTCGTGGACAGCTCGCGGAGGATACTGAGCTACCTGTCGGCCCACAAGACGGGCAACAGCCCGAACAACTACCTGCGGCTCTCCGTATACGGCCCGTCAGGCTCCAAGACGGCCAGCCTCTACATCAGCGCGAGCGACACCGCAGGCTACCTCTCGACCGACGTGGACGTCATGACGCTCAAGAGCCTGAAGGCGATGGCTCGTGGCATCAGCTACATTCAGGGTGCCAACGGAAACGCAGCCCTGTACGCGCCGAAGTCCACCACAAATCAGTACTACCCAGCCGTGTGCCTCGACACCAATGGTGGCGGCTCGTGGTCGATAGGCAACTACGACGACGAGGCGTTGGAGTTCGTCTACGCCACAAAGGCCAACCGCGACTCCAACACCAACACGGTTAGCAAGATGAAGCTGCTGTCAGGGAACGGCACCATCTACACCACCACAAATAAGCCCTCAGCAACTGACGTCGGTGCGCTCCCCATCACGGGCGGCTCGTCGGCACCGATGACGGGAAGCATCTACCAGAACGCCTCGGGCAGGGGCTACTTCCTCAAGGACTCGGCTGGCAACAGCTACCCCGGCGTATACGACAACGGCTCGAACCTGTGGCTCGGCTCCACGGCGACCGCCTCGACGCACCACAAGGGGCAGACCTACATCAGCGCGGGCCACAACGGCACCAGCGGCAACGCGACCATCTACGTCTGCGTCCCGAATGCAGCGAACAACGGCGGCACGAACTATGGCGTCTATCACACGGGGAACAAGCCGACACCGGCGGACATCGGTGCGCAGGCTGCGGGAAGCTACGTCACCCGCAACGTCGACAGCGCATGGATAAACAACAGCGGCGGCACGGCCCAGCTATGGAACGTCGGGGCGGTTGTCAAGAACGCGAACAACAAGACGTACTCTGGGCACAGCGCGTCGCTCATTGTCCAGAACGGCGGCATCTCGCTCTATGACGGCACCACATCGACGTGGGTTTGGGATGCATATACGACGCTGAACAAGCCCACGCCTGCCGCCATCGGCGCACAGCCTGCGGGCAGCTACGCAACCACCACCGCGTCCGGAGCCATCAACACGCTCGCCTACACGAGCACCCAGCAGTGGTACGTGAAGGGCACGGTCAGCAACTCGTCCAACACGGCGAGGAACGGCCACACGACGTGGCTGACCATGAACAACGGTTCGTGCTCGTGTTGGGACGCCACGGCCGGCGCGATGCTGTGGAACGCCTACACCACGGCCAACAAGCCGACGCCAGCGGACATCGGCGCAATCGACGACATCACGACCAGCTCCAAGACCGTGAGCCTCCCCGCAAACAGCGGCAGCGTCAGCGTGACCGCGCCGTCCGTGAGCGGCTACACGTTCGTCTGCTGGCTACAGGTGGCAGGCAGCGGCCACACCAACCCCGGATACATGCAAGACCCGAAGTCATCGACCACGAACCTATGGAGCGCTGTCGGCACGACGACGGGCGCACGCAACTGGCTCGTCACCGCACTCTACAAGAAGTAAGGGGGAACCGATGGGTCTGTCGAAGCGCATCACGCTTGGCAACGGCATCCAGACCAACTACCACCGAATCCGCACCATCATGCACGACGTGGGCAACAAGACGCTCGTGGACGTGGTGAGCTACACCAGCCGCGCGAGGCGCGACGACGAGCTGGCGTCAGGCGGGCAGCAGGAGATGTGCGTCCACGTGGAGTGGCACGAGCACGACTACGACGACGCCCTCACTGTGGCTGACGCCTACGAATGGCTCAAGGAGCTGCCCGAGTTCGAGGGCGCGACCGACGTGCTGGAGGCGTGATGGACAACGTGATTACCAGCTTCCTCGGATGGGTCGCGCCCATCGCCTCCACGGTCATCGTCACCGCCCTGACGGCGCAAATCAAGGCGCGGCAGGACGCGGCTGAGCGCAAGCGCGACGAGGCTCAGGCGGAGACGGATGCCAAGCGCAAGGCCGAGGCCGAATGGAGGGAGCGCATCGAGGGCAAGATGGACGAGCAGGAGTGTCGGGTCATGTCCATCATCGAGGCCCAGTGCTCGCAGATGAGGTCGGACATCCTGCACAAGGTGCACCGCTACATGGACGATTTGGGCTGCGCATCCATCGAGGAGAAGGACGCCCTCAAGGCCGAGCACAAGGAGTACGCCAAGATATGCGCCATGTACGGCATCGAGAACGAGCTAATCGATGAGCTTGTCGAGCAGGTAATGCACCTGCCGAACCGCAAGTCCATTGACATGCAGGCAACCGAGTGATTTAATCGGATTGGTCTTAGGAGGTATCAATGCTTCTATCTGATAAGACTTACGACACACTAAAATGGCTGGCCATCTACGTCATACCTGCGCTCGCGACCTTCACGGGCGTGGTCGGCTGCGCCATCGGCTGGGAGTACACGGCCATCGCCGAGACGTGCATCGGTGCCACAGGCTCCCTCATCGCGAGCTGCATCGGCATGAGCGTCAAGGCTTATGAGCAGGCCAAGAAGGACGAGTACGAAGGCGGCGAGGAATAGTGGACGAGATTGATGAGCTGGACGAGGCCACGCTCGATGAGCTTGAGCGCGAGCAACTGATGACCCGCTTCGAGCCTGAGAACGTCAAGGTCAAGGAGGCCGACGATGCCGACCGCAGCTGACGCGCTGGCGTGGGAGAGGTCGCAGCTCGGGCACGTGGGCGGCGGCAAGTATTGGCAGGACATGGGCTACAACTACACGGACGCCAACGCGCCCGCGTGGTGCCTGTGCTTCCAGTGCGACTGCTTCCGGAGCATCGGCCTCGACGTCCCCGGCCTGCCACAGTTCGGATGCAGCTCATACTACTGGTGGCTCCAGCGCAACCGCCCGGACATGCTCGTGAGCGACCCGAGGCCCGGTGACCTCGTTCTCTATGACTGGGGCATCGATGACTACCCGTGCGACCATGTTGGAATGGTCGATAGCGAGGGTAGCCACACCATCGTGAGCTACGAGGGGAACACCACAGGGGACGCGGTTGCCATTAAGACGCGTGACCGCTCTAACGTCCGCGCATTTGTTCGACCGCCCTACGAAACGGAGGATGACGTGACTGACAAGGACAAGAAGGAAATCGCCCAGATGGCTGCTGACATGGTGGTGAGCAAGCTCGGTGCCAAGAACGCCAACGGAGTGCCGAAGGTCGGCGAGTGGGTCTGGGGCGCGAGGAACAAGAACCTTGAGGTGGTCGACGCCTACCAGATTCTGCGCGACATCCGCAACGCGCTCGGCATCAATGACGGGCAGAAGGTCACCAAGACCACCGCGACCAATGTGGGCTATGACAGGTCGGTCATCTACAAGATGCGACTCACCCTCGACGCCATCATGAAGCTTCTGGACGCCATCTATAAGAAGCTTGCCTAATGTTCAGGGCAATCAAGGTCATCGTGGCGTTCTTCATTGGGATTTGCCTGCTGACGTGGGCAATCTGCCAGTCATAAGGGGAGAGAAGATGCCGTACACGCCTTACCAGCCCACGTGGAACAACCCGTACCTGCCAGCATACAATCAGGGACAGCCCGTTACTCCGATGGTGCAACCCTACCAGCAGCCCATCAACGGCATTGTCAAGGTCAACGGGCGCGACAGCGCAATGCAGTACAACCTACCGCCAAACAGCACGTCCCCAGCATTGTTCGACAAGTCGGGGACGTGCTTCTACATCGTAACGACTGACGGCACGGGGACGAAGAGCATCGAGTGCTTCGACTTCTCCCCGCACGTGGAACAGCAGCCCGTCCAGATTGACGGCGCTCAGTTTGTCAGCCGTCAGGAGTTCGATGACTTCACTGCAAAGGTCAATGCAGCATTGGGGGCTTTGAATGGGGTTCATGCAGCAGTTCCAACCGCAGGCACCGCAGCTTCAGATGAGGGCGCGAATGTCGCAACTCCGCTCCATGCTCCAAGGGGACACGTCGGCTCTGGTCAGCAGCCTAGCGCAGTCTAACCCACAGTTCGCCCAGTTCGTGGCCCAGAATCAGGGACGTTCGCCACAGGAGGCATTCAAGGCCTACGGCTATGACTTCAATCAGGTCATGGGCATCATCAACTCCTAGCGTCGGGTGCACACGGCGTGATGGATAAGGCAATCGTAACAACCGAATAGAAAGGACGCGATATGCCTGACTACTCTCTTGCCGACATTGCCGCTGCCACTGGCAACGGCGGAAACGGCAACAATGGCGGCTTCGGTGATGGGAATGGTGCGTGGTAGATAGCTGCCACCCTACACGGTGACGTGTAGGTGCAAACCGAGGTATTAAGCGGGAAGGCTGAGATGCTAATCCGAACCGAAGGCCGTGGGAACCACGGTCAGGGGCAGAGCATAGAGGGTGAAAAGATATAACCCCTCCACGAGACCTCGGCAACTGGTAAGGCATGAGTATCCCCCAAAGCTGTGTTATAATGGAGGGAAGGAGGTATAAACATAAGGACATACACACGCTATACGCTCGATGACTACGAGATAACCCGCGAGGGCCAAGTAATCAACAAGCATACGGGGAAGACACTCAAGCCACAACCAAACGACAAAGGCTATGGACGAGTCTGCATAGGCAAAAAGTTCTACTTCGTTCATCGACTTGTGGCGGAGCTTTACGTACCGAATCCAGAGTGCAAGCCGCAAGTGAACCACATCAACGGGGACAAGGCCGACAACAGGGCCGAGAACCTTGAGTGGGTCACGAACAAGGAGAACAGAAGCCACGCGGTCAAGAGCAAGCTCCACCTACAAGGTGAGAGTTGTCCTTGGTCACGACTGACGGAGAACGACGTTCGGTATATCCGAGAACACCAAGGCGAAATGACCATCAAGGCGTTTGCCGAAATGTTCAACGTGAGCCGAAACACCGTTGCAGACGTAATCTATCGTCGGACGTGGAAGGCCAGTTGAAAAGTTATGCCGAACTACCACGAATGCGGAAGTGGTAGAAGCAGGGGATAAAAAGCCCTTGCGATAACATTTTGGGCTCCTTGTCCTCTTTGCCCTGCTGGGCGGCTTCGGTGGCCGTGGCAACGGCTACGGTGGCGGTGGCGGCTATGGTGCTGGCGGCGTGGGTGGCAATGAAATCTACCCGTGGCTCAATCAGGCCCAGCTGACCAACGACGGCTTCCGTGACCAGATGCTCCAGACCACCATCCAAGGCGTCAATCAGGGCGTCCAGAACCTCGCGACCCAGCTCTGCCAGTGCTGCGGGGATATCCAGATGGCCCTCTGCAACGGCTTCGGTGCCACGCAGAACACCATCAATCAGGGCTTCAACACGACCAACATGGGCATGATGCAGGGCTTCAACGGGGTCCAGATGCAGACCGCCCAGCTCGCGTCCGACATCCAGCTCGGCAACGCGCAGCAGACGGCCACCATCCTTGCCGAGAACTGCGCCGACCGTGCAGCCCTCTCCGATGGCGTCCGTGACATCATCCAAGCGAACCAGTCAAACACCCAGAGTATCCTCGACAAGCTGTGCCAGCTTGAGCTTGACGGATACAAGCGCGAGAACTCGCAGCTTCAGGCCCAGCTCAACGCCGCTAACCTTGCAGCCTCGCAGGCAGCTCAGAACCAACTGATTACTCAGGGCTTCGCCAACGAGGTTGACGCGCTGTACAACCGTCTCTCCAACTGCCCAGTCCCGTCGATGCCCGTCTATGGCCGCACGCCCATCTTCACCTGCCAGCCCCAGAATCAGGGCTGCGGGTGTGGTTGCGGCAGCATGTAGGAGGTAGCCATGGCAGAGTTTGTGCAGGCGCAATCGCCACAGAACGTGGCGTTTGGTCAGAACCTGCTCCTTATCGACTCCATCCCTTGCCCGCGTGGGTACGTGGTGCATCGGAACGGCAGCGGCATCCTTACTCTCCGTGGCTGCGCGAGCGGCAACTCATGCTTCGCCCGCTACGAGGTCACCTTCAACGGCAACATCGCTGTCCCAGAGGGCGGCACCGCAGCCGCAATCGCGGTCGCGCTCGCAATCGATGGCGAGGCGCTTCAGTCATCCCGAGCAATCGTCACGCCCGCTGCCGTCGAGCAGTACTTCAACGTCACCAGCACCGCAATCATCACGGTTCCCAAGGGCTGCTGCTACACCGTGGCGCTTGAGAACGTGAACGCTGGCGTCGGTGGGGACATCGTTGACGAGCAGACTATCAGCATCGCTGACGGCAACCTGACCGTCGCGCGTATCGCCTAGGAGGGCAGAGAGTTGGTTGAGAAGCTTAAGGACCTCAAGGACGAGCTGCTGATGCAGGCCGAGCAGGACATGCACGATAACGGCAGCGTTGACCACATGATGATTGATGACATCAAAGACCTTGCCGAGGCCGAGAAGGCGTGCTGGGAGGCCGAGTACTACCGCTCCGTGACCGAGGCCATGGAGGACGGCCAGATGGGCTATGATGACGGCATGGGCTATCGTGGTGGACGTGGCCGTGTCCGCTCCGGCTACAATCAGGGCGGCTACGAGCAGGGGCGTGGGTACCGTCGTGGCTACGAGCGCGAGAGCCGTCGCGGCTATCGCGGCCAGCCCCGCGACTCCATGGGCCGCTACACCTCGCGTCGCGGCTACCGCAGGTCGGAGAGCTATGGTCATCAGGACATGATGGCCGAGATTCGCCAGATGATGGAGACCGCCGACCCGCAGGAGCGCGAACAGCTCAAGATGCAGCTTCGCCAGATGATGACCGAGATGTAAGTTGAGGCCGTTCGTCATAAACGGCGATGTGTGGAGGGTCATCCGTGTGCCTGCGGATGACCCTTCCCTCATAGACCGGACGGACACGCCGAGGCTTGCCGTGACGGATGCCAGAGACAGAACCATCTACGTCGTGGACACCCTTCGGCCACCGCTGCTGGACAGGGTGATGCTCCATGAGGTTGCCCACGCCATCACCGTGTCATGGGGGCTGCTGCCAGAGGTGCGCTCAGGCACGCTGAGAGGCGATACAATCGGCGTCGAGGAATGGGCGGCACAACTAATCGAGAACCATGCGATGGAGGCCGTGCAGGCCGCGAGAAGGGCGCTGGGACGCCCGATATGCGTGAGGGGGCTGTGCAGTGATTGACCTAGAGACAATCGAGCGGGAGATTGATGACCTTGAGCATCGGGAGGCGTCATACAAGCTCTGTCAGCGCCTCTCGTGGCTGTATACGGTGCGCGACCACCTCATGGCGAAGGTTTACCCACCAGAGGGAAAAGCTGTCCTCAAATCGGCTCTCAGCGGCTCGGACTTCCTCGATGCCGCCAACGGCAAGCCATACGAGGACGTGATGCAGGTCATTGACGAGCACTTGGAGACCATCAAGCTTTTATATCCCAAAACGTATTCAGCCTTGGTCGACAAGATACGGGAGCTTTAGAAGCGCCTTTTGCCGTTCGCTGTTTGCCCTAGCGGATGGAGTGGTAATCGCGTCAACGTCACTCCATCCGCGTCTTATTCTCATTTTTACTGTGTTTATGCTTATGCCATACTTCTCTGCGGCAGCTATGAGCGGCATAGTCTCGCCATCGATTGTGACAAGATGATTGTGCCTATTGTTTCTAGCCTGTTGTTTATAGCTAACCCATCGGCAGTTCTCTGGACAGTAATCCTTATTCGTGTCAATTCTGTCTATTGTGTACTCGCCAAACGGCGCTTCGGGGTCATATCCGCTTGACATTGCCCAGTCAAGGAAGTTTTTAAATACGTGCCACTCAGGGCATACCTTTATGCCGCGAGCGCCATAGTCTTTGTAGCTTTTTATGTTTGGATTTTTGCATCTACTGAGCATGCTACACCAGACGCCGTATAACCTTTTATTCTGAGAATAATATCGTGGCTGGATACACCCGCAGCTCTTTCGTTTTCCGCATCTCAAAACACTTGTAGAGGATACAACAGTGTTTCCGCAATCACATTGACACAACCACTGTATGTGACCGAACTTGTTACGCTCAACTTCCTTCAAGACAACAAGCCTTCCGAATCTTTGCCCCGTAAGGTCCATATATGCATGTCGTTTACTCATATGTCCTCCAAAATACCCGAAACGAAACTATACAGTATTATAACAAATACGAAGGCGTGGTCCAGCGGCTGCGCGAGCTGTGATATATTTCCCATTGAATCGCCCGCGAAGGTTTCGGCCGAGCGGTGGCCCCATCGGATGCGTCTGGTGGGGCTATTTTTTTCAAAAAAGTTCTTTACTTCCGCTCTTGTAGTGTGCTATAGTATAGCCAAGCGAGAGGGAGAGGCACAGGGCCTACCCCAGAGGGGAGCACAGAGATGACCACCATGAGCATGACCGCGCAGAAGGCATACGAAATCACCCGCGAGCACTTCGACAGCATCTATTTCAAGCAGGGCATCGACGTAGACGAGGGCGATATCAAGTTCTGGGCGCATTTCGCCTTCCGTCAGGAAGTGTTCGGCAAGATGAGCAACGAAAAGATGGAAACCCGAATTGCCCGCAAGCTCGCAAAGCGTTACCCGCACCGCTACGACCACAGCCACATCACTTTTGTTTGCCCGACGAGCGTAGGCAGCTTTATCAACTAGCAACCAACGGCCACAGGGGAGGGGCCGAAACCTCCCAGAAGGTCATCGACTGCTACGACAAGGACTCAGAGGAATGGACGGACGCCGAGGTCGGCGACACCATCGAGATGAAGGCAACCGTCAAGGAGCACTCAGAGTACAACGGCACCAAGCAGACGGTCATCACGCGCCCGAAAATCGCCGCGATTCACAAGGGTGAATAAACTACCCGACCGACACGCAAACGAGCCTCAGAACGGCTCTCAGAGGCCCTACGGGGCCTCTTTTGCTATACTTCACGGGAGGTAAAGCACGCGGATAAAGAAGCTTCCGCGAGACAATCGGAGGCATCATGATTCCGACCTTTCTAGACTTCCTAGATGAGCCAGACCACATCAAGTTCGTAAACTCGGCGATACAGTCCTACAAGCAGTCCGACATGTACAAGACGGCCTGCCTAGCAGATGAGTACGACGCCCAGCGCAACCCAACCGTTGCCGGGGCAATCCGAACCCTCTTCAACGTTCAAGGCGCGAAGGTGCAGGACAGGACGGCGAGCAACCACCGCATCGCCTCAAACCTCTTCTCAAGGCTCAACACCCAGCGCTGCATGTACAGCCTTGGCAATGGTGTCTCATTCGTTGACCCATACGAGGCTCGGGAAGGCGGCGTTGATAAGACCAAGGAGGCCCTTGGGCCGCACTTCGACCACGTAATCAAGGAGGCTGGGTACCATGCGCTCATCCACGGCGTGAGCTACCTCTTCTGGGACGTGACGGGAGCATACGAGTTCAAGGCCACGGAGCTTGTCCCCATCGAGGACGAGGTTGATGGCTCTCTCAAGGCCGCTGTTCGCTTCTGGCAGCTCGACACCAGCAAGCCGCTCAATGCCGTCCTGTACGAGCAGGACGGCTACACGCAGTACGCTACCGTCTCTGGCAAGCTTCAGGAGGTGCAGCCTAAGAGAGCCTACATGGTCACCTACGAGTACAGCGAGGCTGGGGAGACCGTCATCACCAGCGAGGACAACTACAACGCCCTGCCCATCGTGCGCATGTACGGCTCAAGGCTCAAGCAGAGCACGCTGGTCGGCATGCAGGAGGCCATCGACGCCTACGACCTCATCCTCAGCGGCTTCGCCAATGACCTCTCCGACTGCGCCCAGATTTACTGGATAGTGGAGAACTACGGCGGCATGACCGAGGATGACCTCGCCCAGTTCCTCGACCGACTCAAGCTCAACCACATCGCCAACGCCGACACGCAGAGCGGCGGCAGGGTCACGCCATACACTCAGGAGATACCCTATCAGGCCCGCAAGGTGTTCCTCGATGACATGAAGGCCCGCATCTACGAGGACTTCGGTGCGCTTGACGTCCACACCGTGGCTGCTGGCGCGACCAACGACCACATCGACGCGGCATATCAGCCGCTTGACGAGAACGCATCGGACTTCGAGCATTGGGTGAGCGACGCAATCACTCAGCTCTTGGCATTGCAAGGAATCGAGGACTCGCCCATCTTCAAGCGGCAGCGAATCAGCAACCAGAAGGAACAGGTAGAAATGCTCGTGCAGGAGGCCGCATGGCTCGACGAGGCAACCATCCTTCGCAAGCTGCCGAACCTCACGCCCGACGAGGTTCAGGCTGTCATTACCGCAAACAAGAACGAAGAAATGGCTCGCATGGGTATTGTCCAACAGGAAGCCGAAGAGTAAGCCACCGCAGGAGCGCACATGGCAGACCAAGCCCATGAATGGACAGACGAGCAGATAGATGACCTAGCCAAAAGAATGTGGCAGGCATATTCTCAGGCCGCTAACGAGATGCAGGATAAGCTTGAGAAGTGGCTTGAGGTGTTCGACAGCCAGAACAGGGCTTGGAAGAAGGCCGTCAGCATTGGCATAAAGACGCAGGACGAGTATGACAGATGGCTTTACGACCGCGCCATGGAACGCTCTTGGCAAGAGGACATGATTAACACGCTCGTCTACGATGCCGTCAACGCCGACGTGAGGGCAAGGCAGCTAGTCTATGACGAGATACCGTCAATCTATGCTGAGAACGCCAACTACGCAATGTACTCCATCGAGCGTCAGGCTGGGCTTGACACCGCCTTCACCCTCTACAATCAAGACGCGGTGAGGTTTCTCATCGAGCAGGACAGGCAGCTCTTCCCAGAGATAGACATCGAGAGGGACATGGCTTGGCACAGGCAGAAGTTCACCGCAGCGGTCACGCAGAGCATCCTTCAAGGAGAGTCGATACCACAGGCGGCAGCGCGAATGTCGCTAATCGTCAAGATGGACGAGAGGGCTGCTGAGAGGGCCGCGAGAACCGCCATAACCTATGCAGAGTCGAGCGGAAGGCAGAGGTCGTTTGAGCGTGCCGAGTCAATTGGGATACCGCTCAAGAAGAGGTGGCATGCACACATCGATGGTAGAACGCGACTTGCCCACAGGCAAGCGGACGGACAGACCGTAGGCGTTCATGAGAAGTTCAACGTTGACGGCTACATGATGACAGGGCCGGGTGACCCGACCGCCCCCGGGTATCTCGTATACAACTGTAGGTGCAACCCAGTCGGAGACGTAGACCGCGATGACATACCGCCAGCGGTCGTTCACCGATACAGCAAGCTGCCGAAGGGTGTCTCCTACGAGGACTGGAAGGCTGGCAGGTACGTCACCGACCGCTTCAACGAGGAGACCGACGAGAGCAAGAAGGAGCGTGGCGTTGGCTAGCGTAGGGTACGTGGACATCAACATAGACAACACGAGGCTGTTCATCGCGGCCATGCGGTCATCGATATTGGAGGGACTTGAAGAGATAGGCATCGACTGCACGAAGATAGCGAGCGAAAACGCCCCGTATGACACCGGACGGCTCTCTGCGAGCATCACGCACTCGATAGACGCGAACGAGCCAGCGGTCTACGTGGGGTCTAACCTTTTTTACGCGCCGTTCCAAGAATTAGGTTCATCAACCTACAAGGGATGGAACGGCGGGAAGGGTTTTTTGCGACCAGCAGCAACGGAGAATGCCGAAAGA